TTCCTTATGTAGCTTATCTAATTCGCTAGTGAGAAATCTGATTTCTGCATCTTTACCATATAAAATCATATTGTTTACTACTCTTTGACAAGTTCCTATTCCCGCATGTCCATCGTAATGAATTGGATCTATCATATTCGAAGTAAAGTTCATCCTAATTCGTTTTGACCAGAAGTAATCAATGGAACCAAAGTTTTCATGAAGAACTTTTTTTGCATCTTCCAGACTGGGCTTGTTGTTAGGGTTGTTGTTTCTGTTAAAACCTTTAAATTTTTGTTGATTCCAAAGTTCCAGTAGTAGTTCTTCCTTGTTTAGACCGTTGATATTTACAAGAGCCATTTGTTGTAAACACAACTTTTTATTAATTTTTCAATTTCGTTTGAAAACAAATTTAATTAGAATAATAACTTTTTAGAAGGTTTTACAGGTTTATGGAGGTTATGGAAATCTTTTTAATAGTAAATTGAAATCACGAAACTCAACTTTTTTCGTGGAATTTTTGGGGATTTTTTACTAATGAAAAGTCAAAAAATCGACCAAAATTTCACTTTTCATTAGTGAAATTTCAAAAATTTAGTCCATTTTTTCCCGAGTAACCCTCCGACGGAACCTCGAATTTCAAAATTGTAGGTCATTTCAGGAAGAAAGTGGAATTTTACACATAAAAAAGCAAAATCACAAACACGACAATCAAGACGCACAGAACTCCAATCAGTATCCACGATTTGTTCTCTTTGATAGCTTTTGAAACTTTGTTGAGTTTACTTTGAGCTCTTGTTAGTTTTTCTTGAGCTTTTTCGACATCAACATCCACCTCTTCAATAAGCTTGTTTTGAACATCAACTTCTTGACCTATGTCTTCTGCTTGGTTCCTCATAGACACTATGAGAGGAGAAAGGTCGTTCAGAATCTGGTCCTGCTTAGCCAATTGAGTCTGAATGGCCTCCATTGTAAATTTAATAAAAGTTTATTAAATTATTCATTTTTGGCAATGTCAAAGTTGAAAGTATAAAAAGTGGGAGGGTTTTCAGTATATTTGATTCCCAAGTCGTAAGACTGATTGGTGATAATCACGTCACCTTTCTTAACGGGAAATTTGCGCAAAACACCTTTTTCGTTGTAGATATTGACAGTGAAATCGCCATTGAAAACCAAACAATGAAGAATATTTGGTTCGTGGAGATTGGTGTATAGAGTTTCATCACTACCTATGTCATTATCGTAAAATCCACAAGTGTAGACTTGGCAGTCCAGAAGGTTATTTTTCGTAGAAACACTGAAACTTTTGGTGTAGGGTTCGATTACAGACCAAAAGAACTGAACGAGGTCTGTGTAACTCTTTTCTCTGGTCATATCTTCTTCAGAAAAACAGTTTGGAACAATTATAGACGAGGGCATTTTTAATAAGTAATTGATTAAAAAATATTCAGTTGTAAGAACAAAAATGAAAAATCTTCTCAAAGATAGAATATGCCAAAACGGGTTTATATGCCTTCATAAGTGTTTGTTCTCTAATTGCCACTGGTGCGACAGTCGCGTTAGGAGAATGTAATCAGATGTATCCAACCCATTCATCGATTTTCTCTTGGGAGAACCCTCTTTCCCTCATAGCCTCGGACATAGCTTTCACCCTATCTTCCGTTTTAGTATATTGACTGTTGATGAGAACCATCAAGTTGCTTAGCTGTTCATTGTCAGATATGCCGATAATCACATCAGTGTCAAAACCGTTTAAACAGTTGACAAGTCTGGTGATTCGACCTGTGAAGCACTTGCACTCTGAATCTGCCAGTTCGGTATCCAACACTTTTAGGATTTCTTTCATACAACTATTCTCTCTGATTCTATCCCAGACCAGAACAAGCATTTCGGAATATGTCATGTTGAGTTCTGAATGAACATCAAGAGAAGAACAGTATTCAACAATTGATTTCTTTGACTCTTCCAAAAGAGAAGAACTGATAACCTCTTCTACAGTTTGATTGATATTCAACTTTGGCTTCTTATTAGCTATTCTCGAAACCGTTTTTCTAAAAGTTTCTTGAATTCCAGAATTATGGACAGATTGTTTATCTTGGTAAACTTTCTGACCTGTCGGTATTTCCTGAATTATTCGCGTCACTTGTGGTGGTATGTAATTCCAAGGGTTGTCGAGAACATATAAAACCGTCAAATTTCTCAGATTTGCCAGTTCTGAAGGAAGGGTCGATAATCTGTTGCAAGATATATTGAGATAAATGAGAGAAGTCATATTACCAACTTCAGGTGGTATGACAGTCAGTTCATTCCTACAAAGTGACAACTGGCGTAGTCCGGTCAAGTTGCCAATCTCCGGAGGGATTTTTTCTAATCTTGAACCATCACAGTAAAGTTGTATCAAACTATTCATCTCAAAAAGCCATAACGGGAGCTCCTTCAAAATATTACATCCTATGTCCAAAATTTCCAAAGAAGACAGGTCCTTTATTTCCTGTGGAAGTTCTTTCAAAAAGTTTTCTGCCAAGTTTAGAATCTTCAGGGTCTTCAACTTCCCTATTTGTGGTGTTATGGAAGACAACCCGTTCTCTGATAAATCCAAATAACTTAAATTAGAGAAATTTTCTATCCAAAGTGGGAAAGTGTTTGAAAGATTGACTTTCACCTTAAACTTTACGAGATTGATAAACCTCCTGACATAGGGAGAAAGTTGTTGGATCTGGAAATCGCATACTGATAGAAAAGATACTTCATCGAACTCAACATCAGGTATTTCATTAGGATTACAAATCTCTAAAAATCCAAGTTCATCTAATCGAGCCATTTATTTATTTTAAAAAATAAATAAATCATTCAAATGTTTCCAAATATCTGCGAACATCCATAAGAGCTTTACCGAGCAAATTTTCTCCTTGCCATGGTGTCCCCTTCTGAGCCTCATCGCAAGAGATACCAATTCCCCAAATAGCATCCCAAGGGCTTGCTTCGGCAAGAGTGGCCGGTGAGGTATCAAGAAGTTTTTGTCTCAGGTCTTCATTTTGTGAGAATTTTAGCATATTCCCTTGTAAAACAATTTCATACTTTTGATCATCCCACTTACCGTCGTGAAAACCTCGAATACTACGACCAATTTTCCGCATGGTAGAAGGCGAAGTAGCACTCATAATCTTGTTATAAGCTTCTTCGTCTGAAAAAAGTTGGGCCTTCTTGGCCATCATATACTGTTCTGTATTGATATACTTCACAGGTGGTCCCGAGACTTCTGAGAAGACTGAAGGATACCATTGACTTAGAAATCCGTATGGATTCTCTGGTTTGAAAAAATAGATGGTATCTGAAGACATTTTATCGGAACCAGAAAGTTAAAAGTTTTTCAATTTTTTTTCCAAAACTGAAAACTTTATTATCTGTTCTAAGGTTTTTAATGACAGAGACCATCAATCTGAAAGAGTATCTTTCGTCCAGAATAGTTGGTCAAAAACGCACTGGAAAACATAAGGCTTTCGTTTTCATTGACTACAACAAAATAGGAGGGCCTTATGCTACTAAAGGTCCATTCTCGTCAGAAAGGGCTTCATTGGTTGAGAAAAGGGCAAAAATTCTGAAAGAATGGAGCCTTCCTTTCATCGTAAAACCTCTTTTTCAAAAGAAGGGAGAAGATTTACGTGGTGGGAATGACGGGTATTATTTGGTCTATGAAAATCTTCTGAAAGGAGAAACTTTAGAGACCACTCCTTACACAGAAAGTATGACCAATTATCACGGGATTTCCTATTCTTACAAAGTTTTGGAAAGACAAAATCTGGTGAAACTTTCTGATGGTTTGATGGACATTGACTGGTTGGACACTCCTTTTGAAGGGATGACAATGGCAGTTTGGTTGATGATTAGCATGATTGGATTATTCGTTCTACAAGTGGGTGATATGCATTTTTCCAATGTTCTGGTGAATCTGTCATTCCATACCCTTTATATAATCGATTATGATGATAGCAATCAAAGTGTTGCTTCTGGAGAAATTTTCTATTTCAAGATGACTCCGGCTAAAGAGAAATTGGAAAAATGGTTAAGTTTGGTGAGACCCCACTATCAGAAGGCCATCAAATTTTTAACCCGTTTTACTTCCGATCCAATTTACGGAGAAAGATTTCAATCTGCTATTAATTGTCTACAAGAAGAGGCCCAAACCCAAGGGAAAATGAAATTTCGTGGGATGTTTTGTGGTTCTACGACTTTTTCCGGATGTCCCATTGATGAAGTCAAAAGCCAACTCCAAAAGAGTATCAGAAGAAATGAACCCCATCTGGCTCTTCTTTCTGCTTTTGAACTTTACAGATTTTCAGAAGTGGAAAGTGGAAAAGGAATTGTCACCAATTTGTACAACCGTTTAGCCATCATCTCGGCAGAAGATGTCGGACCGGCCAATCTGGGTCTGATGGTGACAGTGCTGAAGTTGGTCAAAGCTGAAATTAGAGATCCCAATGTTTTGGGTGCCATGGTAGAATCTCTGTGTTCCAGTCAAAAAACAAGGATTGGAAGTCATTTGTGGAGAGTTTATATGAATGAGGAAGGAAGGAAGAATGCCGTTGAAAAAGGATTGGAAGTGAATGACGTTATCAGACCAAACGACCAACTGGTTATCAACGACAGAATTTCAGGAACAAAGGATCCACAGAGATTGGTGGCTATAGCTGCGGTGTTCAGAGAAAGACTCGTTGAAAAATCATTTAGCTGTATGATATGGCTTGCTTATTTCATTTCAGAAAGTGAAGGAGTCAAACTTCCTCCCAGAGCCATCCGACCCCGACTTCGGAGGACTGAACCGATAATGTTGATATGGGAAATTCTGAAAGATTTTTTGGATGCCTCTGTTTGGGAAATACTGGTTGATATGTATCTTCTCCTTTCGGAAAACAGACCTTTTCTTATGATTGGAATTGTTTCTGCTTTATACAGAGTCGAATACAAGGAAGTTAATATTGGGTCAAAAGCGTTAAAATGGGAGAAAAAAGGACTCTCAATTCCTTATCTCAATGGAACTCACAAACTGACCATACAACCAGAGGCAATCGATAAGCATACCAAAAGAGGTCGTCAGGAAGGTAAAACCCGAGAGACTTTTGTCAATGACGGAGCTGCTGTGAATTTAGAAGATCCAGATTTCGCTGTTCCCATCTTTCAAGAAGTCTACCGTATGTGAAAATTGAAAACTTTATTATTCTTTATCAAGAATAATGACTATGGAAGAGTATCAAAAGAGTCTTGGATTCCGTGTGGTTTCGAACATCACGCAAATCCCTATTATCCGTGGAGCAGTATGTGCCATTGATATAGACGATACTCTTTTCAAATCGACAAGAGTAGTTCATCATGGCAGAACCGTTACGAATAAGTTGGAGTTTTGCCATCCGGATATACCCCGATGGCTTGATACAGCCAGAAAGACAATGGATGTTATTTTTATCACAGCGAGGGATCCGAAAGATGAAGAAGTCACTCTTCAACAATTTGAAGCAATGGGTCTCCCTTCTTTCCCCATCTGTTTCACAAATAACAAAGGTCTAATCTTGAGGAGATATTTACAAAGAAAAGAATTTTACACCGATGTCATTTTCGCAGATGATTTAGATGCTAATATCCAATCAGTAAAAAATCATTGCCCTACAGCTGTTTGTTACCGTGTGGATCCAAAACTTAATGATAAGTTGTTTCGAAGGTTTACGAGAAGGAAGAGTTTTTGATCGAGTATTTCTGAATTTTTATTTGTTTCAACTAACAAAGAATATTCTTCTTGGTCTTCAGTCCTTATCTTAATCTTAATGTAGTGAAATATTTGAAAATTTTATTTCAAGTATTTTCGATAAAAATCTGCGACTAATGAGATTGAAGGTTGAGGGATTCCGTTGTTATCAGAAAGAAAAGGAATGGATCTTCCCAGACAACGGTCTTATCTTACTTCAAGGTAAAACAGGATCGGGAAAATCCACAGTCCTCAATGCTATCTACTGGTGCTTGTACAAACAAGTTAAGAATGTCTATTCTTGGAAATCCAAAAACAAAAAATGCCGTGTTGAACTCCAAATAGGAGATTGGATCTGTATCAGAGAGAAAAATCCAGAACGGATTACAGTTATTTCTAATGGTATAACCCTTACAGGAGAGCCTGCAGAAATGGCCATCTCTAACAAGTATGGAAGTAAAGATTTATGGTTGGCCGCTTCTTATCTTATACAGGATTCTCATTCTGTTTTACTTTGTGGAAGTTCTGCCGAAAAAACAGCTCTTCTCGAGAAGTTGACATTCGTTGATGAAACTCCTGAAAGTTTTATCCAAAAAGTCAATACTTCCCGCAAAGAAGCTCAAACTGAATTTGAGTTCATCAAAAGAGAATATGATTCCATGTATTCTCGACTTGAATCAAGATTTGAGGAAGCCGAGGATTACGATGAAGAAGTGTTCAATAATGACAACTGGAACGAAGCCAAAAATTCCATCTTAGAAACGGAAAGAGAAATTTCCTCTGTTGAACAAGTTCTTGCCAATTTAGACGAAACCAGAGTTAAACAACTTTCCATTCAATCTTCACTTGAAGAACTTGAAAAACAAAAAGCTGATATAACAATCCCAAATCCAGATGAAATAGAGAAGACCAAAAAACTTTTGGAAGAACAAAGACTTTATGAAATTTGGAAAGAAAAAAGGGAAAAAACAGCACAAGAATTTGATACAGTTATGGGAGACGGACCCTTTATTCCCACATCTGACGAAGATTTTTTTACTGTCAAAACCCGTTGGGAACAGATACAAAAGAATAAGAAAGTTTGTGCTCGTTTGAATCTAAACTATTCTCAGTCTGATATAGAATCAGCTAAAGAAGAATATGAAAATATTCTTCAAGCTTTCCCTCATGTTCAGAGAATCAAACAGCTCCAACTCAAGGCAGGTCCACCCCCCAAAAACAGAACTCTCTATTCTCAAGAGGATGTAGATGAAGCGGTTGTACAAAATCAACAATATAATCAAGGTCTTCAGAGTTGCCAAAGGATAGGCTTGTCTTACACTCAAGAGGCAATAACTGAATTTATCGAATACACTGAAAGTATTATTGCTGCTCAACCATTTATAAAACTTCAAAAAGAGTTAAATACTATTCTTTCTCAAGGACCATTGACCACCTTGGAGGAGATGAAGAAATCAGAAAAAGTTTTGGAACAGTTGGAACAAGGATTGGAAGTTCATGATTGTCCTCAATGTAAAACTCATCTTCGCTTTCATTCGGGGAAACTTGTTCTCAGTAAAGTGGCTCCTGAATCAAGAGAGACAGTTATTCAGGCCAAGAAGGAAGTCCAAAAATCCAAAGAAGGTTATCAAAGATGGCTGAAACATAAAACTCTAACAGAACAATTGGAAGGTGTGGAAGGGTTGGAAGAAGTAGAGACTCTTTCTCCTGAAAAAGAGAAAAAACTAAACATGCATCTCTCGATGGCTAAAAAGATATTGGTAGTTTCCAAAGGTCAAGATTACGAGATGATGAGAACTCATAACCAACAAATAGAAATCCATAACGAGTTGGATTCTCTGAAAGAGTGGCAGGAGTGTGTTGGGTTAGATATTTTCAATCTACCCAAAGAGCATTATCAAACAAATCTGGCCCTCGTTTCTTCTGTTTCTTTCGTCAAAGAACCAATCATGTCTGTCGAAGAAGCTTCTAAAATGTTCAAACTGACCAAATTGAAGAAAGAGATAGATGAGTTGGATAAAGTGAGAAGAACCTCTGTCAGCCCGATGACTTCAGAAGAATTACAAGAGCAATATCTCTCATTACGACAACAAGCCCAAAAAGCTAAAGAACTGGAAGAGAAAATAACAAAGTTGAAAAAAGAAGTCAACAGTAAAATAGCTAAAAAGGCTTGTCTGCGACAAGAAGAGTTGTTGCTCTTGAAATCTAATTTGAAAGAACTCAGAGAATTCACAGAAGTTTGTTCTGTGGCTGTTCCACTTTTACAGGAGATGAAAAATCTCCAAGTTCTCTATCAAAAATGTTCTCAGGCAGAGAAGACAGCTCAAGACTTGTCTCTTCTGTTGGAGAAAGCCAAAAAGATGGAATATATGATTCTGAATAATTTCATCAACACTATCAATATCACAGTTTCTGATATACTAAACCAAGTTTTTGATGACCCTATAAGCCTAAATTTTGTTTTGTTCAAGGGCGACCGTCCAGTAGTTGAATGTATCGCCAACTATAAAGGTAGCGAAGATAGTCTTTCTGGCCTTTCTGGAGGAGAAAAGAACAGAGTCTCTGTTGCCATAACTGTTGCCTTGTCTCTCCTTAGCCCTTTTCCATTTATGGCTGTAGATGAGAGTTTTAAAAGTCTTGATGATGATACCAGAGAAAGATGTTTAGAGGCTATCAAGAGACTCATCAATAACAAGGCTGTCTTCATTGTTAGCCATGAGGATGTAGAAGGGTTCTATGACCATACTGTTAAATTTTGAAAAAATAAACCAAATTGTTCAATTTAATGTCTTCGTCTTTTCTTTTATCATTAGCACTTTCTTCGAATCAATGGGAACTTGTGACTAGAATTTTATTCGGGAAAAATCCTCTATTACCTGAGTATTACCGTGCTTGTATGGATAAAAACTTCGAGGAAGCCAAAAAATTGGTGAAAGAAGGAGCTATCGCATGATTGTTCAAATTTATCCATTCCAACACCTGTTAGTCGTTTAAGCGGGATTGGTATCAAAAATGTTGTGTGCGAGCTTATCGCTTTAGGTCTTTTGTCAACTGAAGACTGTCCAGATAATTGGAACAAGTTTTTCAAAGAAGATCAGAAATTGTATTGTTCGATAATTTAATAACTTTTATTAAATCATACCGTTGTTGTGGGTGGGACCGCCACACTTCGACTTGTTGGTAGATCGAAAACAATACTGTAAACAGTGACCAAAAGGACACCCACGCTTATGGGAACAGAAGAGGCAACAGTGGGGTCAATAGGATTTGAAAACAAACAATCGAAAGTAACTGGATCGATGATGACAACGACAACAAAAGCCACAGTGGCAAAAAAAGCGTGTATCAGTGGAGTATAAAAAACTTTGTTGAACCAACTTGGAAGAGTCACAGCTTTGTTATAAGTGACATTCTTGTTGGCTGTTATAGAAAAAATGAAACAGATAACAGCAAAGATTGACGTGAAGACCCACAGAAGAATTTCTTGAGTGGATGAACACTGTTGAACTGTATTACCAAGAATGGTTGTTTGTATGACTTTATAACTGGTGTAAGTTCCAGCGGGAATGAGAGTCAACACTTGATTGTAAATATTGGAAGCCGAAACAGACATTATTCTCTTGAGAACAAATAAATAAATTTCATTTATTTATTAGACATTGCATCATCTGACTAAAATCCAAGCTCAGTCAGTCGACCACGTCTAACTGGCAATGGCGATTCTTTTCTACCTCCAATTCCTTTTTCAGAGTTTTTAATGTCGAACATGTGTTCCACTCGCGGAGGATTGTATTTGATGAAAATATTGTTATGCTCGTCGATGCCAATTTAAGAGAGATAGAAATAGGACGGATTTCCTAACCTCTCTTTTATGTTACTCCGTTCCACAGGATAGACACTCGGAAACTTTCCGATGATGGATCCACTAAAAAGGTAAGCCATAAAGTAAATTAAACAAAGCAGTTTATTTAATTTTCAAATCCGTATTTTTTTAACACTCTATAGAATAAGTGTTTGTATCGAGGATAAGGATGATCGCATCCAGACATACGACAATCACAAACAACCCTTAATCGAACAGAGTCTTTTAAAATGTAAGAGTATTCAGCAAAAGCTCCTTGTTTAAATTCTTTCATTGCTTCTTTAGAATCCATTTTTACACAAGCCTCGTAATATTTAATACAAATTGGCTTTTCACCAAATACTTGTCTCATTAGGAGAATCCACTCTTCAGAAGACATGAAACCTGAAATTAAACAAAGTAGTTTATTTAATTTTCAAATCAAGTTACATTGGGGGTTCCTTACCTTTTTTAACAACTCTTTCTCTGCGTAAAAGTCCATAGGATACAAGCATCCATCCATATCACATCCACAAGGAATTCTTCTCTTGTAATCCTTGAGAAGATCACAATAAATTTCTGGTTCAGGAACGTCTTGACTAACCAAGTTAAGACCAGTCCATCCTCCGTAATATTTCACAAATCCAACATTATAAGCTTTAGCAGCCAATTCTTCTGTCTCAAAAGAACCCAGATAAATCTTTCCCCATTGATGGTGATCTAAATGGGCGCTCCATTTTTTTCCGTCTTTTTTCACTCCTTTGTAACCCATTTAAATTAAACAAACTTTATTTAATTCTTCAAATCTTTCCCAAAATCTTACAAATATCATACGTCAGAGTTGAAACCATAACCCAATCTTCGTCATCCTCGTCCAACAGGTCCAATACACGGGAAACATCTTTCATGTTTTTCAGAGCCATTCTCAGAACATACAGCGGAACGGGTTTAGACATCAACCAAACGAAATTTTCTTCCGAAATCTCGACACCTCTCTCAAGTAAAAACAGAACTGTATCGTCAAGCATTTCTGGAACTTCAAAAAATGTTTTAGCACCACACGATAGAAGAATATCAATACCTCTCAAATCGTTTTGGAAAATCATTTCTTCAAAAGCCACAAATAGTGGTTGAGATTTCAAAAAATCAAAATCACATTTAGAAACAGCTTCCCACACTTCGGACAGTTCTTTGTAATAGGGATATCCTTCTTCCATCAGTCTGTTATACTCAGAACTGTCATCGGTGAAAAGTTGTTTGAAAATGAAACAAGATTCATCAGAATATCGACGGACGTAATCTATAATGGCTGGTTTGAATTCATCAATATCAGATCTGAACTTCATATAATCAACCCAAGCCTCAGTTATGTTCTCAGGCAAAGCTTCGTTGAAGACCCACTTCGGATCCAAACCAAGTTTCAGAAGAAAAACAAGACGACTGGGAGTCCAAGGAGCACGGGTTGCCAATATTTTGAGTTGCCATTGTGATGCCATAACTCGTGAGAAAAGAAGAGTAGCTATATCATAATCCTCAGATTCGAGAGTCAAGTCCAAAGTGCTGTGGAAAGGAATATGGTCTTCAAAAACCAATTTAATCTTTTCACTATCAGAAGGAGTGCAATAGCAGTTATTAGTTAACCAAAGTGGATCAGCTCCATGGTCCAGAAGTATTTCCACAGAAGTTATATCTCTAAGCTTCACAGCCAGATGTAAACCCATGTTGACTTGATCGGGATGATGGAGACAGAGAGTTTGTAGATCGTCATATTGTTTCAGTTGTACAGCTCCAAAAAGAGCCATGGGGTAAGAAGATGCAAAAGGTTCTGTCGAAGGTTTTTTGAACAAACTGTTCAATAGACTTAGCATCAGTTTTTTAGTTTAAAATGTTGTAAGTTTTAAAACATTTTCAGTTTCAAAGGAGAACAGTTTCAATTTTTGATAAAATTTTCACAGACAATCACGTTGATATAAGCAAACACTTTTCCATCAGAAAAATTTCCATTGTAATAAACAACTGTATGAAAGAAGTTTGGTTAGGAGATGAACACAAAACCAGCTGTCGCTGCTGTCATTGTGAAAGTAATAAAGGAGTCTGTGAAACATTCAGACTAATTCGTAATCCCCGGTTTACTCTCCTTCTCTCCCATTCAATAAAATTCGATAACTTTAAAAAATATTCAATTTTAAAAGTGATGAATTTCAGCCACAATGAAAGAACAAACATCAGTGTTCAAGGGAATGTTTTCACAAAACATACCAAATTGCAATATGCTTTGAATGAAATTTTATTGTATAATCTGTTGACAAACGACTACATCATCAAACCGACCAAAATTTGGTTGGAACAAACTGGTTCTCAAGTAGAAGCATACTTCAGTTTCCCTTATTATGCTCAATGTTGTTCCTCTTCTTTGGCTCGTGATTTGATAATGGCTCTTTACTATTTGGAACAAACAAAAATAGTCCATAATGACTTGAAAATAACAAATGTTGTTTTTGACAAGCAAGCAAACAAACATAAGCTCATTGATTTTGGAAATGCCAAAACATTGAGTTGTTCAGAAAATAGCATCGGAACTTACTATATAAGTTCTCCTGAAGTCCTGCTAAGGAATGCTTCTTATAAATGGAGAAAGGATCCTTTCTTTGAAAAGTTTAATAAACCTATAGGAACTGTCTCAGATATGTGGAGTATGGCCTGTGTCATTTATGAACATTTTACAGGAATTCCTTTAGTGACTTTCCGAAATGGGGTCTATCCTTACACAGCCGATCAAGCTTTAGAAGCTATCAAAGAACTATTCATTACAAGAAGTAGTGAAATTTTGAAAAAAATCGAAAGTCTTCCGGGAGACCTACCCTACATCATCAAGAAAACTTTTGTTATAGATCCAGAACGGAGATCAACCGCCTCTTCTTTCATTCCTTCTCCACACACTGTTAAAGTTTTGAAATGTAACACTTTCAGACCAGAGACAGAAAGGGAGATAGAATTCGTCAAAATGGTCGAAGGGACTTATGATAATTTGCCAGTAAAAGTCAAAGAAACGGATCGGAGAAAAATCATCAATTTGGCGACGAAATATGCAACCATTAAAACGGGATATAGACTTCCCATTGATTATTTAGTGGTTGCTTGCATATGGTTAACAAGAGGCTTTTGTGTTCATTCCACCTCTATTGAAGAAGTAGCTGGAATTTTCAAATTTGATGCTGAAGATTTAGCTTCAGCCATCGTTGATTTACTAACAACTGTCGATTTTTGCTTCTTCATTGAAGACACACCGCTTTTCACATCGTATGAAAGTAATTTTCTTCTTTAATCAAAAGATGACTTTACAACACAATCCAAGGACTAATATAGCTATCGAAGGCAAGGTCTTCACCAAACATACAGATATACAACATGCTGTTCAGGAGCTTTATTTTTATAATAGACTTACCAACGACTATATCATAAAACCAACAAAAGTTTGGTTGGAACAGACGGGTGAAAAATTGGAGGCTTATTTCCAATTTCACCTTTATGATCAGTGTTGTAGGGCAGGGTTGGAAGAAGATCTTTTAGAAGCCTTGTACTATTTAGAAATAGTAGGTGTTATACACAACGATATCAAGAAGATAAATATACTTTATGACCCAGAAGAGAACCGACATAAACTAATCGATTTTGGTAATGCCAGAACTACAGAATGCTCTCAATCTTCTATAGGAACTTACTACACCAGCTCACCCGAAGTCCTTCTGTTAAATACCAATAATCCCAAGTGGAAAAATGACCCTTTTTACTCTCCAGCAGTGTCAAAACAGATAGGAGCTTCCTCGGACATGTGGAGTTATGCCTGTGTCATATATCAGCAATATACTGGTGAAGCACTTGTTAGAGACGCAAGGGGTAATTATCCTTATACCGCTGATGATGCTTTAGAAATCATCCATTCTTTATTCACAACCCGTAAGTTTGAGATGCTTGAAAAGATAAGAGGTATGCCGTTTGATACTCAGGAAAAAATGAGAAAAACTTTGGTCATTAACCCCTCAAGAAGAGCTTTGGCTTCATCTTTGATTAAAAACATCCCTGATGTTTACGTACAACAATGTTCTTATACCAAACCTTTGAACGATAGAGAATTGGAAGATTTCATTGAAGAAGCAACAGGAGTTATCAAACCTCTTTCTTTTGACAATGAGACGAAAACAATGAATCTTCTCATCAAATACAAGCTTGATAAAGCTGGTCCTGTTTTAACTCCTTTGCCTTATTTGATAGTGGCCTCTTGGTGGATCAATGAAAATTTCTGTCGTCACAGTTATCAAATTACATATATAGCTTCGAAACTGGGACTTGACCCTGTTGTCTTGGCAACTACAATCAAAGATATGCTTGAAACAGTGAATTATTGTATCGATGTGGTCGAGTCTGTGGAGCTGCTTGGTAAACAGTTTGAGCGTTTTAGTATTGTTTAGTATGTTAATAAACTTTATTGACATAAGAAGTAAGTGTGGACGCGGAAGGCTCCATAAGCCAAGTTCTCAATGAGATTTTCAAAATGGATAAACATTTTCTGTGCGATAGAAAGTTCAGGGGCAGCCGAAGAAGTCATGATTTCGATCTCCATTTGTAATAAATAAACAGATTATTTATTATTCAATTCTGAGAAGATACCAAACCGTAGGACCTATCATAAGAATACCAATCAGAACCAACATATAACCACTTACATAATAGACCATATTGTACCCATAAAGTTCCACGGTTAAAAAGTCAGGACAACTACATTGAGTACACCCGCAAACATAACAAGCAAACTGAGCTCCAATGTCATACTCAATTTGAAGAGACCGAAGCTCAGAATGGTCGCAATATATCACTCCGCATTGAGGGGAGATGGTGATATTCTTTCCAATCACAGAAACAACAGAAGAAAGTTCAACAATAACATTCACTTCTATTGTCAGGGCTGTGTAATCGACCACAAGCCAATCAACAACACATGCACTTTTGACCATTTTGGAGTTGAGTTGGTCCGTGGCTTTCATTGGAAACACAACCAAACATACTCCAGCTATAACAGGGAAGATTATGCCAAGGAAACACACGACGAGTATTAGATACTTCATTGTCATTAATTTAAAACAGATGTATTAACTTTTCAATTCTTACAACAGTAATCCCCAAAGATAGCATAGATAGAAATCAAAGTAGAAAGAGAAGAAATACTTATAGACACATAAATCACCCATTCTTCCACGAGGGGTTTGAACTGTAAAACAATGGTGAATACGATAGAAGCTACTGTCATGAAAAAGATGAAAACTTTCAAAAGTCTCTCATGCCTCGCATCTTTTTTTAAGACATAACCCGTCGGAATTATCATATCAGCTCCATTAGCAAATATCCTCTCCAACAAGTCTTTATCTTTGATTTCTTTGTAGATGTTGTTGACGAGTTGTTGATTGGAAGCCGCTAAAATGTTAACAGCTTCCAATTGGTTCTCAATGACATCGTTAATCGTATGGTAAGACATTTTGTGATTGAAAGAAAGTTTTAAGTTTTCAGTTGTGAAGTAAAAATTGAAAAACTTAATATGAGTTATTAAAAATAAAATGGCCGACATAGAGAGAGAAGATTTAGTAAGCTGGGTATTATATGCCGTCAGAGCAACTTTCGAGGAAGAATCCACACGTAATAATATACTCAAACTCTTTCTTCTTGACAACCCATATATAGAATATGGTAGAACTTTTACAGGAGAATATGACGAGAGAGAACTCTATGATTACATTAGAAACGTGGCGCGTCAACGTGATAATATCGTCTTATTCACGGCCAGTAATCTTCCAGATATTGTAAGTGGGGAAACTCATTTCCAAACTTTTATAATGGATAATAGGTACAAAAAGGTTTGGATTATAGACCCCGCAAGAAATACGGATGGAAGTGAGGGTATATATGATCCTATTATAGGGAAATCTTTAATTAGAACTTTCACAAAAAATGGGTTTAAGGTAGAATGGTTCACAACTTTGGGTTCAACATGTCAAATCAACGAAAAGGATGTTTTTTGTCAAAGTTGGTCTTTATATCTTCAAATAAGATTGGTACTTGACGGCGAGGTATTCATACCTCTTGATGATATAGAGAGATACCAACTTTTGCTCGATTTTTATCAATATCTTACTCATTTTGACTTTTTTTGCACATCATTAAACCACAACTATCAAGAAGCTATCAAAAATGATTTAAAAGTAGGGTATAGTAGAAGTTGGCAAAAAGAGGTTAAATATAGTTATTTGAAATACTATCCTTGCCAAATTCTACAATCAATGACAGTTGGTGAGATGTTGTAATTTGTTAACTAATAATTGATAGAATTTTTATAATCGATTATAAAAATGGTAGTGAGTAGAGATAAGGTTGTGGAACTTGTTTTAGATGTTCTGAGACAGACTTTTAACAACGAGAATGTCAGAAACAGAATACTTAGAAAATACTAAGCCTGTTGATAGGGGTTCTCTTCTTCAAGAAGACTTTTTACTATGCCAGACCAATCATTCGAAATAACTGCCTGTTTGAAATTATTCATTCTCTGAATTAATAAAACTCTTTATTAATTAATCAGTTTTCAGAAATTTTTCGAAAGAAATCATCCAGCTTCCGAGTCTGGAGGAACCAGTGAGTGCGGTAGTACAAGAAACTCTTGAACCCAGATATGTACTCTTTGTCCTCGTATTTTAGCATATCCAGTATTTTTTCAATTATCTCGTTGATAATTTTGATGTCCTTACAATACTTGTACGGTTTGGTGAGCTGAATAGTCGTTTCTATTTTCTTCTTCTGTTCCAAAGACAAAGCAATCCTTTCGTAGTTTTTCCCATACTGATGGAACTGTTCCCAATGAATGACAAGCTTCTCTGCCTTTCTCTTCAACTCGTTTTTTGTGTAAGGCTTTCGCACGTAGGGAATGTGAGGCTTCGCAACTCCGAGAATGGATTCCCAATCGAAATGAGAGATATAAGACCAAACAGAATTTCCCATGTTGTCTGTAATCTCCAAATCCATTCCGTGAGCCATCAGAATTTGAAAGATATCAAAAACCTTTTGCCACACCTCGGGGTTCTTAACCTTGGCGAACCGACTAAGAGTGCACATGAAAGCAGTGCGTCCTTCCCGTAGAGAACTCTTTTGGTTAACATCCCATCCATCAATGTTGAGAAGGATTTTAATCAATTCAACATTGATGTGGTGGATGGATTTGTAGAGAGCCGTTTCCCCATGTTGAGTTTTGTGGTGAGCCAAAGCCCTCATCTCAGGCATGGAAATAAACGATTTGAAATACTGTGTGTCCTTTTCTTCTGAGGCATAACCATAGAAAATGGCGTGGAGTAGGGTTTCAGAAGGAATGGAAGGATCAAGAGTTTCGGAAACAAGACTCTTATCTCCAACGTGTATTCTTCTGATAGAAGCCAAACGTGTTGGAGGAACAACAGAAATCAGGAACTCGCATAGTTCGTGTTCTGATTCCCAATTGCAATTGTTTGAGAAAACATCGAATATTTCATCAACAGGGAAATCCTCCACATCCAGAAGACCAAAATCCACAAGCTTTCTCATGAGTGGTACGTTGATATCCGGCTCGAATCTATCATTTTTCTTGTTGAACAAGAACGTTAAATGAGTCTTGTAATCTTTGTCGATACAAGAAGAAAGTCCACAAGGACAGAGGTAAGACGATTGACTCCACCAATGCTTGTTGTCGACAAAAGCTCCTTGAGATATCAGAAGCTTTGCCTCTTCCAAATCCTCATTTAGACAAGCAGTTTGGTAGGGGACGTCGTCCACAAGAAGATGAACGATTCCTTTCCAATGGTTTCTTTCTATGAAATCATAGAAGGGATGTCGTTGGACTGGCCGACCAAATAAATCCCCATCGTTCCAGTCGTCAAACTCGTCGTAATCATTGTCCATGTTGCGTGATCAAATTTATTAAAGAGATTAATAAAATTTTCAATTCTAGATCTCAGGAAGTGGGTAATTTTTGTTGAAAATTCTTATAACACGAGCGATACAATAAGAATAACCATAGATCTCAATAGCACAGAATATGGCGATTATAATAGCTACAACTGGTATAAAACATACAACTAAACCAGCTACGTAGAAGGAATGTCCATCAGAAAGCTTTGTAACAACTACATCCATCTCTGGATTGTAAAAACAAGTTGTTGATGTTCCATCCGTTGAATTGAATTTCTGAGTTGCTTCTTCTATTGAAGAGAATAGGGTGAAAGGACTCCAAGCGTAAACTTTTGTTTGATTTGCAACATTCCCAGAAACGATCAGAAGAAACTCAACAGGTGAATAAGATATAATAGTATAGTTGGTATAATAAGAACATTCTACTGTTTCATAACCATCGTTTTGATCGTAAACGAGTTTACCCTGATATAAAATATATGACACTATACCAATGGAAAACAGAGCCATAATAGTCAATAAAACAATGAAAACTTTACATGTAGACCAAAAAGGTTTTGGTGGTACAGTTGGTTCCGCAGACAGAATCTGAATCTCTTCATCCAGAAGTCGAGGCATAATTGGAAAGTATAAAATCAAGGAATAAAATTTTCAAATTTGTAAACAGTCGAAATGATTTAGATTGAACGAAAAACTTTTTTTGATGATTATTATTGTAAAAGTTGGTTTGTATTCGTATAATTTCGAAAAAAATCAACCAACAAAATTTGAATTTTAAATAAATCAGACCATCCTGATAAAATGTCTTCTTCGCTCGCGTTCGGGATAGACCTTGGAACCACTTATTCGTGCTGCGCTGTTTATCAGAATGGTCGTGTTGAAGTTGTTGCCAACGATGTTGGAGAGCGAACCACTCCAAGCTGGGTGGCTTTCAATGGTTCTGAAAGACTTGTTGGTCAGGCCGCTAAAAATCAAGTAGCCATGAATCCAACCAATACTGTTTTCGACGCCAAACGTCTGATTGGAAAGAGATTCGATGATGAAAATGTTCAAAGTGTTCTAAAGCACTTTCCGTTTTCTCTGGTCAATCGGAACAACAAACCACATATTCAAGTCGAATATCTTGGAGAAAAGAAGGAATTTGCACCAGAAGAAATATCTGCCATGGTTCTAACAAAAATGAAGGAGATAATGGAAGCCTATCTGGGAGAAAAATGCAACAACGTAGTTATAACGGTTCCAGCATATTTCAACGATGCGCAGCGTCAGGCTACCAAAGATGCAGGAAAAATTGCTGGGTTGAATGTTCTTCGTATAATCAATGAGCCCACTGCTGCTGCCATGGCTTATGGTTTTGATAAAGCAGTAGACAAAGAACACATTATCCTTATAGTAGATCTAGGCGGGGGAACTTTTGACATATCAATCCTATCACTTGATGGAGGCGTTTATGAGGTAAAAGCCGTAGGAGGAGACAATTTCCTTGGAGGTGATGACCTTGACAAAGTTCTTGTTGATCATTTCATTCAAGACTTCAAGAAAAAGTTCAAGAAAGACATCTCTACCAACCCACGTGCTATTCGTCGGCTATATGCTGCTTCTGAACGTGCGAAACGTAGTCTGTCTTCAACCACACAAGCTTCTATTGAGCTTGATGCTCTATTTGAAGGTCAAGACTATTATGCCACAATTACTCGAGCGAAATTTGAAGAACTTGGAAGCTCTATTTTCCAACGGGTCATCAAACCCATTGACCAAGTTCTCAAAGACGCCAAGGTATCAAAATCATCTATCGATGAGATAGTTCTGGTTGGTGGTTCGACACGAATTCCAAAAATCCGTAGTATGCTTTCAGATATGTTTAACGGAAAGAAGCTTAACGAATCTATTAATCCCGACGAAGCTGTTGCTATTGGTGCATCAATTCAAGCAGCGATTCTTTCGGGAGCAAACAAACAAGATGAGAAGCTTAACTCGATGGTTCTTTTGGATGTTTGTCCACTCTCCCTTGGAATTGAAACTTCTGGTTCTGTTATGACTCCTCTCATCAAACGCAACAGTACCATCCCCTGTAAGAAGACTGAAACCTTCTCAACCTATTCTGACAATCAAACAGCTGTGACTATCAAAGTCTTTGAGGGAGAACGTGCTCGTTCGACTGATAACAACCTTCTGGGTCAGTTTGACCTCACTGGTATAGCCCCTGCTCGACGAGGTATTCCCCAAATCGAAGTATCTTTTGATATGGACACTAATGGAATCCTAACCGTGACTGCTGTTGATAAGTCTAACGGAAAGAAGGCCGATATTAAGATCACAAACCGCGGTCAGCTTTCTAAAGAAGAGATTGAAGCTAAAATCCAAGAAGCGGAGAAGTATGCAGCAGCCGATCAGGCTGTTCGTGATACCGTTGAAGCCAAGAACCGTCTGGAGATGTACATTTATGGAGTGAAGAACACTCTTGAAGAAGGGAAAGTGGATGTCAGCCCTTCAGACAAAGACTCTGTCACGAATGTGGTGGATGAGGTAAGCTCTTGGATCGATAGCCATCCCCAAGCTTCAAAGAGTGAGTATGAGGACAAGATTAAGACGATTGAGAAAATCTGGAACCCTGTAATCTCCAAAGCCAGTGGTGGGGGTAAACCTCGAGAGGCTGGACCTGATATTGAGGAAGTTGATTAGAGAATTGGAATTGAAAAAGAATTTATAACGCCTATAAATTCAAAATGGATTCACCTATGGTCGAAGAATTTAAAAATCGGTTGAAACTGAATAAGCCTCTTTTAATTTTTACAATGGCGACTCCAATTTCTCCAATCTTTTTTGATTACGAGAATAACAAGAACACTCCATGGAAGGATCGAAGGGACTTTGATATTGAGGCCTTCAAAACCAAATATCAAGGAAATCTCGTCAAAGGGTTGACTCAAGGTTTCAGTATCTTCTTCAAAAACGAGTTGTTTAACGACGACCTGTTTGAAACTTTACGTGATTATGTTTTTGACTTTGTTGATACTTTTTTCCCAGATGGGATAGACTTCTCTGAAGAGAAATTCAGAACTCTTTTACAACCAGAAAACCGCGATAATCTGGAAAATATACTTACCATAGAATTGACTATTTTTAATGATGATTTCGATATGGACAGAGGTATGAATCTTATTAAGAGAGCTTTTGGACACTGTTGTGCCGTGGGCCATTCTAAAAGTCCCAACTTTTTCAGTTGGTGTCGATATACAGAAGTGCCACTGGAAAACTCCGTTCTCCTATGGCTCATCAAGACCACAGGAGTGAATTGTAAGGATCAAACTATTCTGGATCTGGTATTCGTTTCAGACGAACAAATCGAATATCTTATTGAACACATTAGAGAGCTTGATTATGAACAAGGTCAGGAAATCCTTAATCTGTCAATGAAGTGAAGAAAATGGAGTAATTCACTTATTTTTCTTAGCCGCCAAGGCCAGAAGAACTATCAACAAAATCAACAATATAAAACTTCCTACTATAATAGATATAGACCAAGCTTTCTCTCCTGCTACTTCGTTTTCTGATTCTGTTTGATTGACCACTATTTCTCTACTCTCTCTAATAACAAACCCAGATTTCACAATACCCAACTCTTTATCTAAACAAAACATGGTATTGACTACATCTGGTGTGAAGGCCTCCTCATTGGTTAAAACTGTATCAACCAATAAGGAACACATTGTTTCTGGATAAGGACACAACCCTGTGCTCGGTTGGGAGAGTCTGATGACATCTTGAGTGTATACATCACAGGGTCTATACCAACAAACATCGGGATAGGAAATCAAATCTTTCATTTCGTTGTAGTTTGGGTCTCTGGAAGAATAGAGACAAGCACATTCAAATAGGTCCCTTTCAGAGCAAACGGTTTGTTTGACGGTATCAGATTCTCGAGGAAATTCTTCAGCCCAACTTCTACATATTGCCCCTTCTTCAGTGGAAGAGACAAAAACGGAACAAATACCTTCTGTTGAAGAAGCAGGGCAACCTTGATCTGTTAAACGAGAACAAGTATATGCTAAGGCTTCGTTAAAATTGACTACGTTTTGTTGAATGAGTGATGGTGGAAGTAGTTCAGGATTCAAAAAGTTGTACCTGTATTCGTCCACTGTTTCAGAGTCAGTGAAAGCGTAATCGTTATAAGTGCATGTCACTTTAGCATATCCAAGAGTCGTATCTGGGTCATCTAATGTGACTTTTATAGAAGTGCTGGAATTTCCGAAAAGTATCGGACATTCGGCTTTTTCTACATCTGCTACTTGTGTCACCCCTTTAATCAAATCCATCAATCTTTTGATTAAAATTGAAAAGTTTATTCTTTGTTTTTCTTTTACATCTGATGGGTCGTGGGGATTTTGTTATGCTTGGTTGCGTTGGTCTTCTTTCTCTTTGCGTTATCGCTGGTCCTCTGCTGATGCACTTTTCCAGAGATTATTACGACCCAGACATTGAGGAAGTCTCATGTTTGTATCAAAGTTTCACAATGGTTTCACACACCAAAAACAGTATTGACATTTCCGTAAGCATTTATGTAAACAGAAACTTTTCTGTTCTTTACCATTATCTTCCATTCGATACTTTTATTGATGTCAAGGCTGCCGAAAGTGTCTTTAACCATCTTGAAACTCTCATCAATAACAAGACTGAAATTCCTTGTAGACGTGACAAGGTTTACGACGTCATTTATACCCTTACTCTATATGACTATGTAAACGAGGGTATGTCCACTGCTGGGTTTATCCTCACGATAATTGGTATTACGGCTCTGGCAGGATTCTTTATCCTTGGCTATACTTTGTATCGGGCTCACTACTATCGAAACCGTATTTATGATACTATTAACTGAATAAATGTTTGTTTAGATTGAGGCATTAATCTAAACTTTGAAAAGTAGGAGAGAGGTGAAAGTTGCTGCTCCAACAACACCAACTGTCGTCAGAGTAGGTCTGTAGAACTTGATCATCTCCAAAGCGATATGGTTGTTTGGATCTGGTTTCATGGCAACTATATCACCGAAAATCCTCTGACGATGTAGAATTCCTTTCGCGTTTAGTTCTTTCTGTGAACGGGCATAAATGTTGTGGTCTACATCTTTGTAAATGAACACAACTCCCTCGTTGTCCACACAATCCTCACTTGCCGTGAAATACATTTTATTATTGTTGTGTAATAATAAAATTTTCAAATTGCGGCAAGAAGACAAATTCCAGCTGCCACACTAATGGTGGCACAAACTGTATGAGCCGTTGGAGCGTGAAACTTGGCAAGCTGAAGCAACAAGGATTTGTTTGGGTCTGGCTTCATGGCTACGACTTGACCAAGAAAACGTTGTCTGTGTAGGATTCCCCTCTCGTCCAATCCTTTCTTGGAACGGATGTAAGTGTTGGTGTCAATGCCTCCGTAGGTGAAGACCTCTCCTTCGAACCTCTCACAGTCGATACAGTCGATCGATGTTCCACAAACTTGTGTAAAACTGAAAATTTAATAAAAACTTTTATTAAATTCGACAGAATGTCCCTGAACGAAGATTTCATTAGGTCTGTGGACAAGGAAGATATGGAAACCATTAAAAGGTTTTTACAACGAGGAGCTCGTGTAAATTACAGCGATGGCTATGCTCTCTCAATTGCTATAAAAAAACTCGATATAAAACTCATTGAACTTTTACTGGATTTTGGAGCGGACATCAATCAAGATGAAGGAATGGCTCTTGTGAGATTTGTCAATTCTGCAGCGAGAAACACTTTGGAAGAAGTCCGTTTCCTTCTATCCAAAGGAGCTGATGCCACCGTCAGAAACAATTTCCCTCTTTACATGGCTGTTCAATACGACTGGACTGACATGGTCCGACTTCTTCTCGAAAACGGAGCAAAACCTGACAGAAGAAGCGAACTGGGTGGTTATGCATTGAGAAGAGAAAACTATGAGATGATGGATTTATTGATCAAATATGGTTATGACATCAACCATAAAGAAGGTATTCTTTTATGGGTTTCAACTTACAATGGTAAGGAGGCTATCAGATACTTGATTTACAACGGTATTAGACCAGATTATCTTTTTCTTACAAATGATCACAATGAAATATTAATACGTAAGGAAAATCTATCAATGAGACTTTTTATCTTCAATACTTATATGTCCTATCTTCCACTCAAAGAAGAAACGACTTGGGACTTTTGGATTTCTTGGGCCCCATATTTGGGAGATAAGTATATTGATGCTGCTGAACAGATGAAAGCTGTAAAGCCTTTTGTCTTCACAAAATAAATGTGTTAAACTAATACATTTACTTACTTTCCAAGATAGTGCTTCAGATTGTTCCGTGTTATTTCTTTCATATATTCGGGAGCCTTTGGATCTTCCAAAACTCTTTGGCACGCGACTCTTCCCTGAGCAAACTCACCGATATAATAGCTACCAAGTGAAAGATAATACCAAGGGTTATAACTATAATCAGGGTCATTAATGAATAGACCATCTTGAGAAGGATATGCAATTTTGATAGCTTCTTTGGCATACATACAGCCCGCTACACGCATTAGAGCTTTATCGTTAGTAACCAACATCTTCGCCAGAGCACAAAGAGGTTCGTTTCGCCAAGGACGTCGATTCCAAGCCCGAATGTAGTGATAATGGGCGAGCTCATAATCCTTCATTTGTTCATAACAGTCTGCCAGTTTATACATAGCATAGAATTTCTCCTCTTCATAACCATCATGTTCGATACGTCTCTTATACCAATAAGCAGCATCGAGATAATGACCCATACAAGCGAGGGTTTGGGCAAGATAGAAGAAATAACGGTAGTTGTTTGGCTCATCCTTGATACCCTGTATAAGGAGATTAGCATCTCGTTCCAATTTATCATGTTTGCATCCTCCATCGGACCGGTCCGAAATTGATGCGGTATCAAAATTTTCAGGAGGTTTGGAGCCTTCAGCACCCCAATATTCATGAGTTACCCCATGCGAGATCCATGGTAAATTTGCTTTAACGATTCTCACGTTTCGATAAGAAAGAGATCCTTCAGTTTGAATGAGAAGATAAGAATCACCTTTAAGTTGTTCTCGTGAAAACCCGTTATCAACAAGGCACATATCTGCATCAAGTAGAAGGATATAATCAGCTTGAGGAAAAGTTTGTTTGGTCAAATTGATGGATTCTGTTCTTGATGCTCCAAAATTTATCCATTTACGTTGATGAACTTTTCCTTGAACTTTATTATTCTTCAACCAATTTTCTATGATAGACACGGTATTATCAGTCGAACCTGTATCCGTAATTGAAACAAAATCGAAAGCAAATTTGGCAGCATTGAGACATCTTTCTATAATCCTACTCTCGTTCCTTACAATCATATTGAGACAGACCAGAGGAGCCATGAGTATTTTAGATAGGATTAGTCAGAAGTTTTAAGATAATCCAAAATTGAAATTTCTTACGATGAAATGAAAAATAGTATTAAAGACCAAATACTAAAAGATGCTATAGAAAAGTGTCAACGAAAATATAGTTATTCTATCGATGAAATGAATACGAAGGAAGATTTCATTAGAACAAAATCAAGGTTCAAAAACAACTGGATAGACTTTCCAAAAGTATCCAATCCAAAATAGTTTAAATTGAATTTTAAATAAACAAATTCAATTGCTAAAATGGATGTTCTTCTATCAATTCTCAAGACGACTATAATGGGTATTGACTTATCCACTGTCGATTTGATAACTTTGTTCAAAACCAAAACTTACGACAATTGTACCCAGATGAAAATAATAGCATTCATATTCGAAATCATTTGTGCTTTGGAGAAATTCGAAACTTTGGGTCAAGAAGTTCAACTGTATGCTCATATCAATATGGAAGTCAAAGACAAAAAAGGATTCCCTACTGAAGATACAGGCATAGATTTGATGAGCAAGGATATGACTTATTACGGACAAGTGAAGAACTACAAAACTGGCACTTATGTTCAAGCGGAACATATCAAACAATCAGCCCTAAACTTCTATCACGGGTTGTATAAAGACCCCGAAAATCCACCAAAAGTTTTAGAATTCCTAACTCCTGATGGCGTGAAACTATCTTATGGAAAACTTAAATTCGACTTCATTCAACACAATTTCATCAGCATGGATATTGTAGAAAAATGGATCAAAATTGCAGATGCCTATCAGCTTCCACCACCTCCCAAACAAAAGGACTTTAAACTACGCCGTTGTCAAAAAGAGGCTTTAGCTGTCATCAAAGAGAAATACAACAAAAAGGAAAACGTGTATATAGAGATAGTTTGTGGAGGAGGAAAAAGCGATATGATGTGTTATTTCCTCAAACATATCAAACCTGATGCCAAAGTTCTCATCTTAGTTCCTTTACTGATACTTCTCGAACAGTGGAGTGATACTTTGACAAGATGGCACTTGCCTCATTCACTTTGCGGAACTGGATATAATGTAGATGTATCCGAAAGAATAGTTGTGTGCGTTTACAAAAGTTTCGAAAAAACTACCAAAGGCAAATACGAATATTTTATTGTGGACGAATCCCATCATATGGAGAGAAAGGAGGTGAGGGAGGAGGTGAAGGAAGTGAACAGTGATGAAGAGAGCGATGACGAAGAAGTCATCGAGGAAGTCGAAGAACTTTTCATAGCCAAGGAGGATAAGAAAGATATCAAATATATCAACAAAATCATCGAAACTATGAAAACAACTCCCTCTATCTGCCTCAGTGCCACCATGAGAACCAACCCTGACTACAGATATACTATTGAAGATGGTATTAAGGATGGAGTTATAACCGATTACCAAACCATAGTTGCCGTTTTTAGCACATCCAATTACACCAATTCTCTGATAGATTATATTGCTAACAATCCTAAATTCAACAAGAAGTTGGTGTATACAAACAGCATCGAAAGTTGTAAAAAGTTCACCAAGGCTATGAATGATAAAGGAATGAAGGCTTCGTTCATAACCCGAGAGGTTAAGAAGGAAGCTCGCCGAAAAATACTCGAAGATTTCAGAAGCGGAAAGATAGGAACCATCGTTTCTGTGAATACTTTGGGAGAAGGTGTTAATATTCCAGAAGCAGATACTTGTATTTTCTCCGAACCACGATCCAGTCATTTCTCAATTATCCAAGCATCTATGAGGGTCATGAGAAGCCATCCGAGTAAAGGTATCGCTTACCTCGTTATACCTGTTTCCAAAAACAACGAAGTAAAGGAAAGTTCAAAATTCATCAAAGCTTTTGTAAACAGAGATAACCGGTTAAGAAATATAATCACAGGAGGTGTTGTCTCTCATAGATTGGTTGTAAAAGCTGCTGATGAAGATGTCAAAGTTGATGAGGCGGAATTTATTTGGGAGAAAGTTTATAACAGCACAAGTGAACGTGAAGACTTTATGAGAGGCTATATACCGACCGAGAAATATTTCCTCATACATAAGAAATTTCCAACTCGTAAAAAAGAACAAGATGGTGTAAAAATTGGCATTTGGTTTAGAGATAAGAGAACAAAACTCAGAAAAGGTTTGTTGTCAGAACACCATTTGAAACTTTTGAACGACCTCTCTCCGACTTGGATGGTCACAAACGCTGTTGAAAAAATACCTTTCAAGAAAGCATCAGAACATCTCAAAGAATTTCGATTAACGAAAGGTTATTTCCCAAAAGAGGATGACACCATTAACGGTTATAGAATTGGAATATGGTTTACCGACCAGAGGCGTGTTTTCAAAAGGGGTGAGATGAAACCCGAGAATATAAAAATTTTAGATGATATTGATATAACTTGGAGAGTTTTCAGACTTTCATACAAAGAAAAGGTTGTTATTTTGAAGAAATACTATGATGAAAATGAAAATGAATTCCCAGAATGCAGAGAAGAATATGAAGGTATAAAACTCGGAAATTGGTATTACAGTCAAAAAAAGTTATTCAGGTCTGGAAATATGGACGAAACCCGTATTCGATTATTAGACGAAATAGATGTAAAATGGAAAATCCGAGAAATGACTTTTGAAGAAAAAGTGGAATATTTCAGAAAATACTATCTAATAACGGGTAAAATTCCGAAGTGGGATACTGAATATGAAGGCGTTAAGATTGGAGCTCTATTAACCAAACAAAGATACAAGTTCAAAGAAGGAACGATTAACAAAGACACTCTTAAATTATTAGACAGTGTCACTCCGAAATGGAGGGAAGACCTTGAACAAATTTCCGAGACCGTTTAGATCCAATTGCTAAACGGAAAAACCAATTAAAAAAAATTTTTTTTCTTTTTATCACTCTTCTAAAACATCACCAATGGCCGCTCGTAAGTCAGCCAAACGTTCATCTGCCAAGAAATCCTTTAGTCCTGTAGCTCATCCTAGGTCCGCAACAGGGCAATTTGTGAAAAAGACCCGCAAGGCCCGCAAGAGCCGTAAGAGTTCCACGAAGAAGTCAGGAAGCCCCCGTAAGGCCCGCAAGCCATCCGCGTACAATCTCCACCTCGGTAAGGAGCTTAAGCGTCTTGCCGCGGCTGACAAGAAAGCCGGCCGTAAGATCGATGCCAAAGGTAACTTCCGCAAGGCCGTCGCTGCGTGGCGCAAGTCAGGCAAAAAGAGCTCACCCAAGAAATCCTCCCCCAAGCGTGCCCGCAAGTCAGCGAAGCACATGATGTGGGGCGCGGGTGGCTATTAAGCTAATACTCCCTCCCAACCCTAAATCAATTATTCTGTAAAACATTTTAACAGAATAAACTAAAAGATATGTCTCTTGAGTATGCAGATTTGATACCTGTTTATCCATCTATAACGGATCCACAGTTTCAGACCAAAATTTCAGCTAAAAAAGAATTTAGCGAAGTTTCTTCTACGGTAGTTGAGGCCGTTCCGGGGCCTGGTGAATATTTTAAACACCAACAATGGGTGCTTCGATATTTAAGAGCCTATCCACGGTTGTTTCTAATACATGAAGCTGGAACGGGTAAAACGCCAGCTTACATTTCAGTAGCAGAGGACCATCTTCATCCCGTTACGAGAGTATCGGCTTTTGTGGATGCTTTGATGGAATATTACGACAGTTATAAAGGCGTTATAAACCATATTATCATTTTGGTGAAAGGTCCAGCTCTTGTTGAGGAAGTGAAGAGACAAATTGTTTGTAAATTCACCAACAATCACTATCTGAAAGAAGGCAAGGATAAGACTATGACTATTGATACTGAAAAGTTCAACAAAGCTTTTACCATCACAACTTATACTTCTTTTGCAAACAATCTTCTCAAAGACAAAAGATCTAAAACGGAAATCAATGAATCTTTTCGGGGAACGATGTTTGTGGCAGACGAACTTCACTCGGTTAAAAATGAATTAGTCAAAGAAAAGAAAGACAAAGACGAACCGGAAGAGGATGATGCAGAGGAATCAGAAAAAGATAAAAAAGCAGAGAAAGATATAAAAGAGTATGCTCGTGTTTATGGAGCGCTTCATCAAGCCTTTCATGCCCCCTTCACTCGTCTTGTGGCTGCTTCGGCTACACCCATGATTAATTCAGCGGATGAACTTATCGATGAAATGAATCTCATTCTTCCTGAAGATAATCAGATTCCCAAATCTGCAAGTATCTCTAAACTGACTCCTCAACTTTTTAGAAAGTATTTCATGGGTTATATTTCTATGGTTCGAGTTGGTGATACGGGTGTAACTCCAACCTTTGAAGGGAGACCTTTAGACAAAGACTATGACGGAAGCCCATCCCAATTAGTCGTGTATAGATCTCTAATGTCTTCATTACAAGCCAAAGTGTACAATGAAATTTTGGAAAAATACAAAAAGGAAGGCTTTAGAAGTAAAGAAAGACAAGCCTCATGTTTTGTTTATCCCGATGGAAGTTATGGCGGCACTGTGTTGAGAAGGAACAAAACAAAAGTCAAAAAAGGTATGGGAAAATATATACTTTCCCCACAAGTGGATATCTATCAACCTACCAAAGAATTCAGAGCAGCTACCAACTCTATCGAAAAAATAAGAAAACTTTCCTGCGTTTATGCCGAGATAATAGAAAAATGTCTTGCTTCGGATGGAATCTGTTACATCTACAGTGAACTTCTTTTTGGAAGTGGTATCATCGCTTTGGCGATGTGTTTTGAATCTCTTGGTGTTACCAGAATGAACGAATTTACTTCTGTTTTCACAAACTCGGCCAATGTCAGTTCCACTAAAACCAGTTATTGCGGAGAACCTTATGTCAAAGGAAGAAAACTCAGATTGAAGCCTCAACTGAGATATGGTCTTGTCACTTCAGAAACTTCAACATCCAAGGACGAAGTCTTGTTGGAGTTGTTGAGAAGTCCAGAAAACAAACACGGAAAATATGTCAAGATTATCATGGGTTCTCGTGTTTTTCGTGATGGTATCAATCTCTCCAATGTCACAGAAGTCCATCTCCCTTCTATGTGGACCCCCTCTGGTCTTTATCAAGCCTTACAAAGAGCTATTCGTGCCACTTCTCACGTTGACCTTCTGGAAGAATCAAAAGATAAAAAAGTAGAGGTCAAAGTTTACCGTCACGCAGCTATTAGCAAAGATGGCGAGTCTGTAGACTTGGATATGTATGGAATAGTAGAAACAAAAGACAGAATAATATCCAATACCCGACGAAAACTCAGGGAAGTGGCTGTAGATTGTCACAATCATTACGAAAGAAATGTGAGACCTGATGATGTTGATTACTCTCCGACGTGTGATTATCAAAAATGCGAACTGAAATGTATGGATCCTGCTCCGAAAACAGAAGACATTTCGACTTACAGACTTCTCTATTCTGGAAAATTAGTGGATGAAGTGTTGAATTTTTTACACTACTATTTTTCAATGAATTCTTCCATTTCTTTTTCGAAACTTTCAGAACTCCTCCCAGAACAAGATCCTTTAATTCTATCACAAGCCATTACTGAATCTGTTCAAAGACGGAAAACTTTTTTGAACAGATTTGGTCAAATATCTTTTTTGGATATAGATGGGGAGAACGTCTATCTTTCCCCCTTTTTTCAGGGAGATCAATCGACATCTATAGATTCTTATTACCGCAGTGTACTCATAATAGCAGACCCGAAACCAATAACTCAAATTGTAGCAAAGGCTGTAATGTCAGACGAAGAGTTGTCAGAAGAACAAGAAAAACTCAAACTGTTGGAACACAGCAAACTACCATTAGAGGAACAAGTTAAACAACTGACTAACGAGGACAAAGCGAAACTTATTGAATCAACAGTCATGACTAAAACAGAATTGACACCCTTACAGAAATTCATATCTCAAAGATATAAAAAGTATTTGTTTGAATTCAGAGAACCTGAAAAGGAGATACAGGAAAATCTGAATGGAGCGAGACAGAGAGCCTTGGGTCGTGGAAGAAAACCAAAAGAGAACAAAGTGAGATATTATGAAGAACCTTTAGAAAAAGATGTGGAAATTGGAGAGAAAGTGTTCATTCACTCCATCTACACTATACCAGTAGAAAACGTTTCTTACAATATAACCACCAAATATGTAAATGCTCGGGGAAGACTTCGTATTCTTAAACCTTCAGAAAAAGTTGGTTGGCGTGATACAGATATAACAGAGACTGCTGTTTATAATGCTTTAATAAGAGGTAGAATTCGAGATATGCTGAAACCCTACAAGGATTATGGGGTGTTTGGAACTATTCTTTCAGATAATGAATTCCGTATTCATGATGCTTCTGAGGTTGTTGAAGAAGAGGAAGGGGATGAAGAAGGGATCGACAGGAGAACTTTACAAAAAGGAATGATATGTGAGAAAAGCGCAAACAACAGCGATTTGATTGAGTTGGCTTACAAAGCTAAAATACCTCTACCATCTTCTGTCAAGAAGAAGATGTCTGAGATTAACAAAATGACAAAATCTTCTTTGATAGAGAGATTAACTTCCAAACAAAACAAAGGTAAATCCAAGAGAATCAAAGTTTTGGAGACTTATCCTCTGGAAAAACTCCGGTACATGTATGCTTGGGAATTGACTTCTGCAACCCGTCCTTTACTATGTGGCGTTTTTAGAACTTTCTTCTTGAAGAACAATCTGATGTTTGAAGCGTGAATAGTTATTGATTAACTTAATCAATAATTTGGGTTGTTTCTGAGATTATCAACAGACACGGACAAAGTCAGATGTTCTGACTTGTAGTCTTCAAATTCGAATCTTTTGCTTTGTTTGAAATCATCTGTCCAAAGACCTCTTGAGATTCGGAGAATGTCCAAAGCAGATAAATCGTAATCGTAATACATGATGCCACACTGACTTCTCTGCCAAGTAACTTGACCACCCTTACAACGGTTTTCTTTGATGATGGTATCTTTTTCAATCAAAGTTAGTTTTCTAACGTTTTCAAACCGTGTATCTTGTAAAAGCAAAGAATGAGCTTCAGAAAGATTGTAACCACCATCAAAAGTATAACCATTTTCAACTTTATGAGGAGGTGTAATGACAAACTCTTTACAATACTTGTTTAGGATTTTAAGAGGTGCTCTGAAATCATTCGTTGTTTCTACTAAAGGACCACGGGCTATAAGATCAAGAAGGCGAAACTTATTAAGGTTATGATAACTTTTCAAACCTAAGGCTTTGGCTTTCGCTTTTAGTTCTTTCACTGTAGGCATTATTTTATTAAGAAATAAAATAACTAATCTTCGTTTTGGATGTCAACTAAAATTGAAATTTTTTTAAATTATTCTCTGAATAGTAATGACAACTCAGGGTGGTCTTCGCGACACTGCCGTTAAGTTTATTGATGGGGTTCTAACTCTTATCAATCGCAGATGGACGGAGGTTCCACCCCAAATGGTGGAGACTGTGAAGAAGCTGGAAGGGGTAAAGAAAATCAATCTTGCTCACAACAAGCTGACCTCTTTCCCTGAATGGATTACAGATATGACGGAACTGGAGGAGATTGACATTCGGAACAACCAAATCAAATCACTTCCAGACGGACTTGAGAAGCTGACGAAACTGAAAGTCCTTCAAGTTTCCTCAAATCTTCTTGACAAGTTCCCTCCAGTTCTTGGAAAGCTTCCACAACTGAAGGAGCTCTATCTGTCCCAAAACGAGATGACTTCGATTGGTCCAGAGATTGGAAAGCTGGTCAATGTTGAAAAGATGACTCTATCAAACAACAAACTACCAGAACTACCAGCTGAAATGGGTGAGATGCGAAACCTTAAAACAGTTTGCGTGCGGAACAACAAACTCCGCACTTTTCCACCTCAGCTGGCCAATCTAACTCGTCTGACCGGATTTACTCACTCTGACAACGAGATTGAGTACATTCCTCCTCCATTCCAGCGTCTTCTGGATCGTGTCAACCAGCGCCACGGAAACCAAGTTTACCATGACAGCCAAAACGTCCACAACTCGGATGTTCAGCGGTCTTTCCTTGCGACTCTACAGAAGCTGTTTGGAACGAAGCCAGAACTCAATCTGGAGCAGACCATCAACGAGATTCTGGACAACCCAGTTCTGACTGAGAAATCTAAGAAGGCTATTGCTGACTTTACATCAATCAAGGAGGTCCATTCTGTTGCGAATGTCTCTTACGGAGATCTTCTCACAGCTGTATGGGATCGAGTTCGCAAGAACCCAGCGAAGGATGAGATTTGCAAAGTGATGAACTCGGATCTTAACGACTCCATCTGTGTTTGTTTCACAGGACGTATCACACGTCTTGTGAACGCCCTGAACGGGTTTGACCCAGATGTTGTCATTCAGATTTCCAGCAACGAGCAACTCAGCAACCTTGTCCTCAAGATTCGTAACCAATACAAGGAAGTTGAGGACCAGAAGAAGGCTCTTGTCGAGGCTATGAAAGAGCGTGGTTTCGGCCAAGACGAGATCGACGAGTGGTGCGCTTATCTGGATGAGTAGTTTTAATATGTTTTTTTAAACATATTGTAAAAGAAGATGGATTTGTATCCCGTTATAGTATCTCTGTTTGTTCTTGTAGCTATTTTGTTCGTTTTGAACATTGGAGCCTACATTTATATAGGACAAGTAGTCAACAGATACATCTTCGAGAGAGAAACAGAACAGTCAACCCCAATTTATTATCCTCCCGTGACCCAACCAACTCCTTCCACAGGAACTCAACCTGTGGTTGTGCAACCCGAACCCACAGGACCCTCATCAACAGGTCCTACTGGCAACTATACTACTTTTAAACTACAAGGACCTACAACTTTCTCTTCCTACAATTCAGAATATGCTGTTCTGGACTATAAATTGACCGTTGTTTTGGTGGAACCCGTTATACGCAGTGTTGTTTTCACCACTCTTTCTGGATCTGAATTCAACATAAATGATACTTTTGAATCTGAAGGAGAAACGAAGGTCATCGGTAAGGCTTCTTTGGATTACAACGCGGAGATGAATAAACAAGTTCTGAATATAAGTATAACCAATGATGAGCTTAATCCGGTTTTACAAGGTGTTGTGAATGACACCAACAAAATTTTCACCGCCACAACTGTCGTTGAAATAACAAGCTCGTGATATATTTTAACTGTTTAAAATATGCCTACAGTCAAAGAGTTGAAAGACAAAGCCAAAGCTTTAGGTTATACTGGATACTCTAAGATGAAGAAGGCAGAACTGGTAGAATTGCTCAAACCAAAACTGAAAGTTAAAAAAGAGAAAACCAAAATTCAAACCATGGCTCTACCAACCCTTTACAAACTCACTAAGACCAAAGCAGTTGAATACTGGAAAATTCGTGTAGAGAACAACTCAATCATAACCGAGTATGGACACGTCGGAACAGAAAATCCTCAAACTACTGTCGATATGATTAAGGAAGGTAAGAACGTTGGAAAACGCAACGAAACTACACCAGTCCAACAAGCTCAAGCAGAAGCTCAAGCTTCTTGGACTAAAAAAGTTAAGAAGGGTTATGTGGAGTCTATTGATGACGCTAACCAGAAAAAGGTTAATACTGAAGTCATCAAGGGTGGCGTGGAGCCGATGCTTGCCCAAAAATATTCAGAACAAGGGGATAAAATCAAATATCCGGCTTATATACAACCCAAGCTCGATGGTCATAGAGCTGTGGCAGTTATAGACAAAGGTAAAGCCAGCATTTGGAGTAGAACGCGTAAGCCTATCAACAGCGTTCCTCATATTATCAAAGCTTTGGAAGACCTTTCCCCCAACAAGTCTCTGATTCTTGATGGGGAAATTTATAACCACGAACTACGTGACAATTTCGAGAAGATAACAACCATCGTCAATCAAAAAACGAAACCAGATGAAGATTATAAGATGGCTCAGTATCACATCTATGATGTAGTCAATAACGACCCGTATCATCTTCGGTTGGCCTTTTTGTCCAGCTTAAAACTTAAACCTCCTCTTATCCTTGTTCATACTGAAGTTGTAAAAGATGAGGTTGAACTTTATGCTTTCTTTGACAAATGCCTCAAAAAAGGATATGAAGGAGCTATGGTTCGAAATTCAGATGGTAAGTATATTCATTCTCGGTCTTATGATTTACAGAAAATCAAAGAGTTTGATGATGATGAGTTTGAAATCGTTGGTGTCCAAGAGGGAAATGGGAAACTTTCGGGTCATGTGGGAGCCTTTTTAGTGAAAACCAAAGAGGGGGTTGTTTTTGGGGCTAAAATGGATGGTGATACTAAGAAGTTGAAAGAGTATTTTGAAAACCACGATCTATGGAAAGGTAAAAAGCTTAATGTGAGGTATCAAGGATTTACCAAGAAGAACCACGTTCCTCGATTCCCAGTCGGGCGTTATATCAGGGAAGAGTAATTGAATAAATTTTACTAAATTGTTGTTTGGAAAAAGACTGAAATTGAATTTTTATTAACACTTTTTGTTAATAAAAGTACAACTAATGGATATCTCTAAACAACCCACTATAAACATTGGAACTGTGGGAGCTGTGCAGGCAGGAAAAAGCAAAACTCTCTATGCTCTGACCGGAACCAATACGTCAAAGTTCAAGTCTGAAAAAGTTCGAAACATAACAATCAAGCTGGGCTACACCAATTGTAAAATCTATAAATGCCCTGTTCACCGATGTTATTCTTCGACAGATTCTGAATCGCCAGCACCTGTTTGTCCTCGTTGTTCTCTCGAAATGGTTCTGAAAAGACATGTCTCGTTTGTGGATTGTCCGGGGCATGAACTTCTCACCACCACAATGACCACAGGAGCTTCAGCCATTGATGCTGCTCTGTTTCTAATAGCCGCCAATGAACCTTTCCCTCAGTCTCAGAGTGTAGAACATCTTCTGACTTTGGAGTCTCTCGGCGTTTCTTCTGTAATCATTCTCCTGAACAAGATTGATCTTATCACAGAGGAAAAAGCTAAAGAAATGAAACAGAGTATTGACAGTTTTTTCAAGGGAACGTGCGCCGAGAATGCTCCCATTATACCAATGTCAGCCCAGCAAAAAGTTAACATCGATATTCTATGTGAGTATCTGATAACAAAAATTCCAGAATCTGTTACAAACACAAGTAATCCAGTGATGGAAGTTTTACGTTCGTTTGATGTCAATAAGCCTGGTGATTTGGCCAAGGATATAAAAGGAGGTGTATTGGGAGGAAGTGTAAAAAGTGGTAAATTTTCAGTGGGAGACACCATCGAAATTAGACCAGGAATGGTTTCGAGAAATAAGGAGACGAAAAAGCAAACCATTAACCCATTCATCACGTCCATAACTTCTCTCTATACAGATGATAGTGAATTGACAGAAGCCCATGCTGGTGGTCTTGTGGGTGTTGGGACCACTCTTGATCCTTCTATCTGTGCTGGAAATAAAATGGTTGGTCAAGTTGTTGGACTTGTAGGTTCTATGCCTTCTGTTTGGAACAAGTTCTATCTGAAGTATAGACTTTTACAAAAAGCAGATAAACCCGTTGTGAACGAGGAGCTTCTCATCTCTTGTGGAAGCTCCATAACCAGAAGCGTTGTGACTTCCATAGACAGTAAAAAGAAAGAACTTCATGTTTCTCTGGAACTTCCTGTTTGTTGTGGTGAAAATAAAAGAGTCATTCTTTCAAGAAAGATAAACGGTCATTGGAAACTGATAGGGAATGGGGTTGTATCTGGAGGTAAGAAAATTCTGGAATGAATTTGATATTTTTATTGTAAATAGTTTACAATAAAATGGTCGATAGAATTACACATAGATTAAGGAGTTCTGACTTGCTGTCAAAGTTTCCCGTTTATAAGAAATCTCAAACAGATGAAGATGATTTCTCTGTTTATGCTTTAGAAGAAAGAGATTACTCAGACATCATCAATTTGAAATTTTCAGAAGGAAGATATCTGTTCCCGTCCGGTATTAGTTGTTTCCAAAATTTACAACATCTCTACCTTTATGCAAATGGGTTTGATAGAGTTCCATCCGAAATAAGATACTTGAAAAATTTAGTGGTTTTTGACATATCCCACAATGTTATCACTTCCATACCTCCTTGGGTGAATGAACTCTTGACTCTGACATTTATTGACTTTTCTTATAACTGTTTAAAAGATTTGCCTCCATTGAACCGATTAACTAATTTACAACATTTAGCTATACACAACAACTCTTTCAATTTTTTTCCTGAAACTATCTCCTCTTTAACTTCTCTTCTTTCCTTGGAATGTCAGTCTAACAAGATTGAAGTGGTTCCTTCTTGGATAAAAAATTTGAACCGGTTGGAATCTTTTTATATAACTGGTAATGAACTTACTTCTTTACCTTCTGAACTTTGCTATCTGACAAGACTCGTAAATATCGGATATTCACGAAATCCGATAGAATACATCCCTCCACAAGTTGTGAGGTTTCTGGAAAGAATACGTCTTTGCGAAGAGATCTACACAGATAGTCAATCTGTTCACAACAGTTCTGTTCAGCAGACTTTCAGAGAAACCGTTTTTAGATTGGCAAACAAGAAACCAGAGTTGGATGAAGACGAAACAATAAAGGAGGTTTTACGTTCTTCTCTTCTAAATGATTCCAAGAAACACATTGTTAAATACTGCTCGTCAAACGATATTCATTCTGGTATCAATATGACTTATAAGGAGTTGCTGATGTTAGTTTGGGACAGGATTCGAAAAAGTAAAGACATGAAAGAAATCCTGTCAGTGTTGGATACCGAAATAACAGATTCAAAGTCCATGTGTTTCACAGGCCGAATCACAAGACTCGTTAACTGCTTAAACGGTTTTGACACTGATGTGATTATAAACATCTCTGACAATGAACAGATTTCCAATCTGATGGTTTTGATCAATAACAAATACACGGAAAAGGAGGATAAAAAACAAGAATTCACGAAGGCTATGAAGGAAAGAGGGTTCTCCCAAGAGAAAATTGATGAATGGGTGGAGTATTTTTGAATTAAAAAGTTAATTCAAAACATAACTGATAATAGTATCCAGTTTCTTCACCAAGATGTAATCTTTCAATCCAACTTGGTTTCCATAAGATGCTTCAATCTTATAAACAGGTTTCCAGAATTTCCAATAAGGAGGGGGTGGTGGCCAGTAATAGGTCTTGTTGAGATAGATGCCTTCCTGATTGATGGCATACTCTTTTCGAACCATAAACTTTGAGAAGGTCTCGACGCGTAAGAATAGGAGAAGAATAAGGACCATCCCCACTTCTCGACGCATAGTTATTTGTTCTCAAGAAGTTTATTTAATTTTCAATTTTGTGGCGGCGAGCCGACTTGGTGTCGTAAGTGGGAACAGCATCATCCACACGGATTTGCTTCCACGAATTACTATCAGGACACACGTAAAAAACGCGGATGTCCAGATTGTAAATGGCCTTCATCTGCTCCAAGCAGTGATTACAAGGCCGAGAAGGAGCAAAATTAGAGCATCCTCCAATTCTCACACTGAACAAGAAAGCTTTGTTACGCCTCCCAAGCCTCCCCGGCCTCCCCTTCCTCGGCCTCCCAGAAGGCTCAAGAAGATACTGACCACGAGACAGGGCGTCAATCTCAGCATGAACGGAATAGGAGTGGCGGTTATTGCAGCAAGTGCGGTTCATATTATTGCGTCCATAGGAAACTATCTTATTTCCAATGATGAGAACCGCAACATGATTGTAGGCCGACTCGCTCTTCTTCATGTGAATGGCTGCCTTCTCGCAGATGTTCATGAATTTGTCCGAACCGATAATCATGGTGTTTGATTCAAATTTTCTAATTGAAAGTAAAAAAATTTCAATTTTGACAAAATTGAAAGTTATAAAAGTTTGATACAAAGTAAAATGAATACCTTGAAAGCTGTTAGAAGTGAAAAATTGGATAAATTCTACACTATTCCATCCATAGCTGAGAAATGTGTAGCCTCTTTATCTTCATTGTACAGTTGGGATAGTTGGGATTTGATCGTCGAACCTTCCGCCGGTTCTGGCAGTTTTTTTCTAAAAATTCCTTCGAAAAGTAAAATTGGTATGGATGTAAGTCCAGAACATTCTGATATAGTCAAACAAGATTTTTTCACTTATCAACCACCAAAAGACAAACACAAAATATTGGTGGTTGGAAACCCACCTTTTGGTAAAGTTAGTTCTCTTGCTATCAAATTTTTTAACGAATCTTCCAAATGGGCTTCTGTTATAGCTTTTATTATACCAAGAACTTTCCGTAAGATAAGTGTTCAGAACAAACTTGATAAAAATTTTCATCTTGTATTAGATGAAGATATACCTGTCAAACCATGCAGTTTCAACCCTCCAATGATGGTGAAATGTTGTTTTCAAGTTTGGGAAAGAAAAAATATTGAAAGGGACTTTGTTGAACTTCCTACTTGTCACGAAGATTGGGAATTTTTGCCTTTCGGACCGAAAGACGATTTTGGACAACCAACACCTCCACCAAATGCCGATTTTGCCATAAGAGCTTATGGTGGTAAATGTGGAGAAATAGAAAAATATGAGTTATTAAATCTCAGGCCAAAAAGTTGGCATTGGATAAAAAGTAAAATAGACAAAGATTTACTAACGAGTAGATTTGAAAAATTGGATTACTCAAACAGTCAAAACACGGCAAGACAAAATTCTATAGGGAGAGGCGAATTAGTAAATCTATATAGAATATTCTTGGATTCTGAAGTTTAACAACATATTCCAACATCCATCTTCGTATTTTGGTCTGAGAGCGTATTCTTTTTGATTATTTTTATCATCTAAAGACTCTTTTGTTATCTTTCCAAGTTTATTTGTTGTCCCGTGAGCATATGTTCCATATTTGAGAATAACTTTTTTCAATTCTTCCTTTGTAAGTTTGAAAAGAAAAAGTTCTCCGAACCCTTCAACGTTACCAAAACACAAGTAGTAAGCTGTCAAAAGATAATCACAAGTATGATTTAGTCTTAATTGAACAAAATTGAACTTATTATGATTTTTACCACCATTGGAGTGTTTAATCTCTAAATTGATATTATTGTGTTTTGCATCTCCAATACATAAAGAAACTTTATTCTTTATCATATCGTGTTTTTGTCTGATGTAATTCTCAATAAGAGATCCAGAAACGGAACCAGATAACTCGTTTAATTTGCAATAAAGATGAGCGTTTTTCAAATTACGTTCTTTCATAATTTCTTCTTGATGATTTACCTTGGAACCATTCAAAATTTTTATCAGTTTAGTTTTTACATCCATTTAGTAAAATCCATTATAAATAAAAATTTCAAATTTGGCTATAGGATAAGTCTTCACAAAATAAAATCACCCTAAAAAATCTCACTCCTCTATTCAAAATGGAACTCAAGGATTACGCAAAACTGATAACAGTGTATAATCGTTTTCGATGTGAAACGGCTTATGAAGCTCTTCAAGAGGGAGATGAGTATGAGGATTACGAAACCATCAAGGAGGACAATACTGTTTTAAGAAAATTCGTCGGTAAGGAATTTGATGTAAAAAATAACCCTTATACCTCAAGAGAAGCATTTGGAATGTATGGTTCGCAACTTCTACCTTATTCGGTTTTAGATGTTCAATTCCAATTGGAGAGTCCCGACCCGTGGATGGAACATGTATCTTTCTCAGGTCATATCTCGATGGCTGTGAGTATATGGGGGTTCCTCCGAGCTATTGATCACATTCTACAAGGAAGATTCCGACTTGTCAAAGTTGAAGAGAGCGAATCACGTCTTCGAACGGAGATTCCTTCTGTGACAGTAGTCATTGAACCCTCCGAGTCGGAAGAATACGAGGATGAAGAGAGCCGAGGTTCGGAAGATTAGAAGTCATTGGTAAGTGTATATACATTGTTATCTATACTTTTAACTACAAACTGGCTGTTTGGAGCCAAAAGGACCTCATTGAGTCCTCCAATTTTTCCATAACCATTTATATGAGTGTATGGAATGAAAACCATCGGCCAAGGTTTAACGACATAAAATTTGTAAAGACAAGCTTCTTTTGTGTATCTATCTATTCTCATAGAAGGATATTTTCTTCGGTCTGTCATATACTTTTCTGCCATACACTTGAATAAAGAAGTGCTTAGTGGATGAGAAAAAACTACGGTTTGTCCCACTTCCCAATTGGGTCTTTCACAAACTCCTCTGAAAAGAAGAATCGGAGACCTACCGGTTGTTGGAGATTTTGGAACAGAAGCTACCGCTTCACAGAACTGGTTGATTATATGCTGTAGAGTCTCTGGTTCTTCTTGAGTGAAGGCCAGCAACTCGATCCACTTCAGTTCTTTTCTCATAAACCGATTTATATGTACATAGAAAGAAGTATATTTCCTGTATATAGGAACTAAAGAAGTAGGTAAGGAAGGGATGGAAAAGGTGCTTTCAAGGGCATCAACCAAAGAAACTATCCTCACAGATGTTTCAGAAGGAGAGATATCCTCAGGGTCCCAACCGAGAGCAAGTGCCACATTGACTGGGTCGAATTGAATGAAAGCAGAATAGTTGGAGTTTTTGGAAGTTTGATTACTTCCGAGACCTGTTGTTGCGGAAAAATTTAAGGATAAAATCTTGTCTGCCAGATTTTCAGAATAATTGTATGTTTTCATTAATTCTTGAACGCTCTGAGTTTCCATCGTATTTTAATGTAAGATTATTTTTCTTGTATTAGTTAAAAAGATGATACATCCAATAATCGTTGTATGTCTTGTGATTATTGGAGTTTTGTTGGTCATTCTTCTGATTGGATTCTTCTTGTATCCTACAGGTTATAAAACTGACCTTTCTAAAGAATCGACAAGCACTTCTGTTCAGGATAGTATTATTTCCATGGCTGAATCAGGGAAAATTTATCAAGAAGGAACATGCACCGTAGATAATCCAGATACGAGAGTTCTTCTGGATATGTTGGTAGGAGAATTGCCAGAACAAGGTTCAGAGCAAGAAAAAATTGATAAGGTAGTGGGTGGTTGGAAACAGTTGTGGTCTGATGCTGTGTATTCTGTTCCCACTGGTGCCCCTTGTACAGACAGCGATCAAGTTTATCAAGTAGTATTCTCCACTGTGGATGGAATGACGGATATAGGAAGTGAAGGATTTTATTGGAATATAGGAAAAACGATTCTAAACGGTCAAGTATTTACCGATTACCTCAGAGGCGAATATACTATTCAGAACGATGGGTTGGCTATAAAATTCACGAATCAGTTTGTAGAACCCGGATTCCCCGCTGCTGGGACGGACTTAATATTGCTTGCTAATGAAGCAGAACTTTCAAAAGAAAATCATTCGGCTGCTTCTACAACGACATATCCTGTGGGTCAGACTGGAACTTTGAATGATGTTTATGTGGATAAGATGTTGAGAATAGCTTTGGGAACAGGAGCTTCTTTGAGTGAAGAATCTTTGTATGTTTTGAAGAGGACCAATGTTGTGGAGTAATAAATTATTTAGTTATAAATAATTTCATTTTGACCAAATTATCTGGGGTTTTGGTATTTCTAAGACCACATCATTTTTTCTCATTTCTATCACGTTGAGTTCTGAAAGATTAGTAATAAATCTGACCCAATCATACAGTATCAGGAATATCAGTCAGTCCAGAATTGTCTAAATCAACTTCTTCCATTTTAATTTGTTTAACAAAACAAATTAACATTCTACTTTCTCCTGTAAAAATGGAATCCCAATATCAAAAGCAGAATAACAGCAAATACTACAATCAATGCTATGGCTACTATCTCTCCTGTTGAAAGTTTAACAGTTTGAGAAGAACTCAATTGTCTTTGCTTGACGGAACCTGTTTCGGCAGCTCTTGTTTGTAGAGAAGATAGAGGAACAAATTCATCTGTTACTGGTTCCGAGCTTTTTCCATCATTGGTAATCTGATTGATGGAAACATTCGCTACACCCCAATTCTGGAGAGATTGTATCTCTTGAGCTGAAAATCCCCTAAATTCTTCAGTGTCTTGAATGTAAACAATCGTGTTTTCTCTTACTTTGAGATTGTGCAAGAAAGCAAAAACGTATTTTCCATTATTATAAACTGCCAAGACTACAGGATACTGGCAAGTGTTATCCTCACCATCTTCATTTCTTGGTATAGGTAGACTTCCAGCGCAAAGCAGGGAGCACCCTGAATTTTCGGAACCAGTTCTATTCATACAACCAGAGAAATAAGCTCCTACAGTTCCTACTTGAAAGTCCTTCAGACCTCCAAAGACGTCTTTGACGAGACCGTAAAAGATAACGTATTCATCGGTGTTGTAAAGAGCCCTTATATGACTCACTATATATGAAAAGTTGGTCTGGTTATCTCCGGTAAGACTTTTTATCTGAAGGTCTTTGCTTTTATACAATTCATTCAAACGAGCTTTTATATCACTGACACTGAATGAAAGGCTTGCGGCGTCTGGAAGTCCCTTGGTGAAAACATCATCCGAATGAGTAGGTTTTGGAGTGGAAGCATATCTCATTCTAAGTTTGCCGATAATAGGCTTGTCTCGATCCATATCGTTTTAATAAAACTATAAAAACAAAAACCAAAACTAAAGATTCCAACTTCTTAAAACATTATAGTTCCTATTATAAAATGGGCTTCAAATTCTATTTTGTCAACACGTTTCACACCATTGTCTGGTTGGAAGAAACACTTTATCAAAACGGTTTCGCAAGGAACAACTCTTTTTTCAAGGTCATAACTTCCAAAAACGGAAAAGAAACTTCAAAGACAATGGCTTTTGTTGATGAAGCTTTCTATGATTTCTGTATCCAAAATCCAAGAGATGATTTCAAAATCGCCCCTTTCAAAACACCTTCATCTTTTCATCCCTCCCCACACCACACCTACAATTACTGTATTCCATTTCATAACATTGTTGTTGAAGAGAAGACCATTTCAAACGAGATAAATCATAAACTTCAACCCTTCGTGTCTGAAGGACTATTAACCAGAAACAGTTATAAAATTAACATCCCTGTCAAGTCCAGAATTAACAATGAACTTTTAGGGTTGGCCTTTGTAATCTTCAATGATGACGTTGATAAAGATCTGATAGCTAATATTCGTTATGTTTTAGATAACACTTTATGGTCTCACCTAACCGAATTCCGATGCTTTTGGGGAAAAAGCCAAATTTGAATTATTTTATTAAAAGTTTGATAAATCAAAAGAATGTCTTCTGAAACTTTCTTCCGTTTTAAGAGGGATAACACTTTTGAGAAGAGAAAGACTGAGGCTGCTCGTATCAGAGAAAAGTATCCAGACCGTGTTCCAGTCATCGTTGAAAAAAACCCAAAAGCCTTTATTGAAGATATAGACAAGAAGAAGTATCTGGTTCCTGCCGACCTTACAGTGGGTCAGTTCATTTATGTTATCCGCCGTAGAATCAAACTTTCACCAGAAAAAGCTATTTTCATCTTCGTTAATGGTATCCTCCCACCAACATCCGCTCTGATGTCTTTCATATATGAAGAGTATAAGGACTCGGATGGATTCCTTTACATAACTTACTCTGGAGAGAATACATTTGGTGGTGGTTCTTCTATGCCTGAGAAGGTCATACTCGACAAGAAAGAGCCTTCAGATCGGTGTTCCATCTGTCATCAGAACGAAAAGAAGAACAAAGTCGTTTCGGAGGCTCCTATTCCACTAAGCGGAGTTCAGGAGTTTATGGACCAAAATGAGATTGAACATCTACACCCACCTACTACAGAAAAAACCTTTTCTTGTTCCAATGGTCATAAGTGGGTCATCAAGGACATCCCTTCTAAAAAGTGCTGCCAAATTCCACAAGTAAGAACGCGAGTGTTTGTATGAAAATTGAAAATTAAATAAATTGTTTTTAATTTTAACATTATGGTCGAGAAAGAGCTTAATCTCCACAACAAGAAACTGTCAAAAATTGACCATCTTCAGGATGATTTGGTATCTGTGGTTCTTTCATCAAACCGCCTGACAAGTCTACCTCCGGTTATTGGAAATCTAAGCGTTCTTAAGAAACTGGATATTTCCCACAATCTTCTTAGTTCCCTCCCTGAAGAGTTTGGCAAACTGAAAAATCTCGAAGTCCTTTGTATGGTATCAAATCGGTCCTTGGGTACAAATGATTCTACCTGATTGGATGGAAAATCCTTATCTTCTCTCAAGACATCGTGAAGGAAGATGTGCCAGATGCGGTTTTTCAAACCATTTTGTATTAGACTGCTATTCGACAAGAACTGGAGATGGAGGACCTATTTTGGATTAAATGTTTTAAATTTTGTATTTAAAACATATGGAAAGACGGATTGTGATTAATTTACCAAATGGTGAATCAAAAAAAGTTCCCATTGATGAGACTGTATTAAAACTTACTAACAGTCAAATAACTTCTCTTCCTTCTGAAATTGGGAAGTTGGTTAATTTGGAAAAACTTGTTGTTTATACCAATCAATTGACTTCTCTTCCTTCTGAAATTGGGAAGTTGGTTAATTTGAAAGAACTTTGGGTTTTTGACAATCGACTGACTTCTCTTCCTCCTGAAATTGGGAAGTTGGTTAATTTGGAAAAACTTTATGTTTTTGACAATCAATTGACTTCTCTTCCTTCCGCCATAGTGAAGTTGGTTAATTTGAAAGAACTTCAGGTTTCTTCTAATCAACTGACTTCTCTTCCTCCTGAAATTGGGAAGTTGGTTAATTTGAAAGAACTTGATGTTTCTTCCAATCAAATGACTTCTCTTCCTTCTGAAATTGGGAAGTTGGTCAATTTGGAAAAACTTGTTGTTTTTAAAAATCAACTGACTTCTCTTCCTCCTGAAATTGGTGAGTTGGTTAATTTGGAAAAACTTTATGTTTCTTCTAATCAATTGACTTCTCTTCCTTCCGCCATAGGAAAGTTGGTTAATTTGAAAGAACTTGATGTTTCTTTTAATCAATTGACTTCTCTTCCTTCTGAAATTGGAAAGTTGGTTAATTTGAAAGAACTTGTTGTTTTTAAAAATCAACTGACTTCTCTTCCTTCTGAAATTGGAAAGTTGGTTAATTTGGAAAAACTTTATGTTTTTGACAATCAATTGACTTCTCTTCTTTCTGAAATTGGAAAGTTGGTTAATTTGAAAGAACTTCGTGTTTCTCGCAATCGACTGACTTCTCTTCCTCCTGAAATTGGGAAGTTGGTTAATTTGAAAGAAATTGATGTTTCTCACAATCATCAATTGACTTCTCTTCCTTCCGCCATCGGGAAGTTGGTTAATTTGGAAAAACTTGATGTTTCTGTCAATCAATTGACTTCTCTTCCTTCTGAAATTGGGAAGTTGGTTAATTTGGAAAAACTTGTTGTTTTTAAAAATCAACTGACTTCTCTTCCTTCTGAAATTGGAAAGTTGGTTAATTTGGAAAAACTTGATGTTTCTGTCAATCAATTGACTTCTCTTCCTTCCGCCATAGTGAAGTTGGTTAATTTGAAAGAACTTCAGGTTTCTTCTAATCAACTGACGTTTCTTCCTCATGAAATAGGTCAATTGGTTAATTTGACAGAACTTGTTGTTACTTACAATCACCTGACTTCTCTTCCTTCCGAAATTGGGAAGTTGGTTAATTTGGAAAAACTTGTTGTTTCTGGCAATCAATTGACTTCTCTTCCTTCTGAAATTGGTGAGTTGGTTAATTTGAAAGTACTTGATGTTTCTGAAAATCAACTGACTTCTCTTCCTTCTTGGTTGATGGAGTTGAAGGAGTTGGAGACTCTTGACATTCGACAAAACTTTATAAAAACTGTTCCAGTAGCCCTTGTTGATAGATTGAGGTATTTTCATTATGATGTTGCTGTCAATATTGGTTCGTTTTTTTCAGAAGAAAATTACCCCAACTTTTTATACTTTGGAGAAGCCAGGGAAAGACTTTTAGCCTATCATCAACAAACTATTGAATTCGGAGAACATATACCGTTTTTAGATTTTAGCAATATGACGAACGAACAATTGAAAGGTCATAACTGGGTGATAGTCGCTTTCACGTACTGGGCTAAAAAATTGGAAAATTTGCCATCGGGACTCGGTCCAAAAATAAACAAGCCAGTTTCATATAAGATATTTCCCGAGAGACAGACAGAATTGGAAGTGAAAGATTCTCTGGAATTTTTGGCTTATTCTTTGAACCCTAATAAAAAATATAGACCTCTTTGGAAACGTCGAAGTGGATACATACATTTGGAATCACTTCTTAAAAATCTGTTTGAAAATAAAGAAAATATATGGGTTTTAAGTATTGTGAGCGGTTTCGGCACGCCATCATCAAGTTCTGAAAAAGATATAATAGATTTTCTTTCAGCTGCTTATTTTCTTGAAAAGGATGAGGATTTCTCCAATGATCTAATGAGAGTAATTTCTTTTAATAAAACTATCAAAGCTTATAGTAGTCTGAAATTGGCTGATCTTTACTTTGGTTATGTTGCAGATTTACCTGATTCACCTGAGTTAATTAGCAACAGGTATATGTATATTGATAAAATCAAAGACAACGATATTAAAATGGGTCTATTAAAAACTTTAAATTTCTTCAATCCAAGTGTGAAAGAAAATGTATCAGTGAGTCCAAACAGAAACATCATGCCTCATCTATTTTTATCGTGTCTGAAAAACAGATATTTTCATCTGGTAGTATGGGTTTTACAACCTTTGGAAAAGCAACTTGCGATAACAAATTTGAACCGAGAAGAGTACTTCGATAATCTAATCTACTATCTACCATTTATTATAAACCCACGTATGAAAAGTATACCCCTATTGGAATCTTTAAATCCTAAAAACTATGGAGAGTTCTTACCATATTCTGATGAAGATATTTATCATTGGTTGAATCCTCTTGATTTAGATATAATTAACGAAGAACATATATCCAGCAGAGCGAAATATCTAAAAACTCTTTCTGACGCTGCCACGAAACCTCAATGGTGGGTGGGACTTTCTTCTGATGGTTGTAAGAACGAGGATAACACCAATCTCATTTCTGGAGATGTTCGGGGTGAAGATGAAGATGATCCTATCGTTTCATACGGTACAACTCTTTATTATAGATGCTATACGCTTTCTGAATTGACCTACAGTTTCAGAGAAAATACAGAAACGGGGGCTTTCACTTGGACAGTTCCTGACGAACCCAGAAAACAGTTTCCTCGGGAAAGTATAACCCAATTGAAAGAAGTATTAAATGATTTTGGAGCCAACTTAGAAGATTTATTGAATGGAGATTATGAATTGGAACCCGAAAATGTTTCTCTCAATGTTATTGAACTTTTGAAAAAAATCAAACAAGGAGAGAAATTTTTCAAAGATGCCAATGCCATAGTTGCTACTTGGGAACATACTTATTCATCTTACGAAAAAGAAGATAAAGATGACTTTGAAAAATTCATTCTTTGGTTGTTCATCTTAGCCATGGATTTGAGATTTTGGAAAGGGATTGGTCATGATTGGCCTTACAAATATTTGGAAGACGAAAAACAGAGACAAGAAGCTGGAGGTTATTGCACTTCTGTTGAAAGAGAATATCAAGTTAATGTGAAAGCGGAAATTCTTTCAGACCTGACCAAATATCCCAACGTTTATGATTTTGTTAAAACCTTACCTTTAGTGGATTATTCTATCAAAGAAAAGAAATTTTCTGTTGGACAAAGGAAAATTCTCGATTTGTTTGATTTAGCTTTGAGAAGAAACTTTTGCTTGACTCATTTGAGTGATTTGTATTTAAATACTGCCATGTTTTGGATAGACCAAATATTTAAATGGGATGATGAACATTTCACTGAGATGTTACGTTGGATGACAAAGAATCCAGAACAGCAAGGGTTTGATAGAACCAAATTATCAGGTAGAACAGGCCATGTGGATCCTATTTTTGAATCTCAAACAGATGACCTGAAAGACAAAGTTCACGATATGGTTCAGAAGTTCCAAATGACTAATATCATCTATGAGAAAAGATGGAATGAAGTTACTTTGGAAGAAATGGCTGGAAAAGCCATTCTTGAAGAAGAGTTGGGAGTGGATTAATAAACTTGTTTATTAATTCTTTTTTTTAGCTATAACAGCAACACTCGCTATCAACAACACAACAGCTATCACACCTACAACTAACAAAAACCAAACATACCATGGATATTCTGAAGTGTTGAAAACAGGACCAGAACCTCCAGTGCCGCCTGTTCCTCCTGTGCTTCCTCCTGAAACATCTATACCTTTAACACAATTTACAAATATTTCGGCCTCAGAAAAGTCCAAATCCGCTCCAGTGTTATTATAAGTGTTTACTATAACACCACATACATCAGGACAACTGTCAACAGGTACAATAGTTGAGGGAACCAGATACTGGCTCGAGTTAGCACAGGGATTATACCAACAAAAGTCGGGAGCATTGACGCCTACTTTTAAGGTTTGATAGATATCATTATCTGTTCGATTAACACAAGCACATTCGGACGTTTCAGCATTGACGGGTTGTTGACAATAAGCCGTTTTAACTTCATCAGACAATTCTGGTTCTTGAGCCGACCACTGCCTACAATACTCTCCTTCTCTATCAACTGAAATAAATCTTGAACATCTATTCAATCTAATTTTCTCTCCTGGTCTTAGTGGGTCATAAGGACAATCAAACGAATCTTGAAGACAAAACTCTGGAAGGATGGCTGTGTCCAAAACAAACTTGGCTTGTGTGGGGTCAGAAGCTTCCGGTCCTGTTATGAAAGTGTTTGAAAAAGTCTGAATATCAGCATAATCTTGAAACTGGTCTGTTGAATAAGAACAACCAACGGAAGGATCGTATATTTGGGGACCTATCGAACTTACTTGCCCAAAAGTAAATTCAACACTTTGAGTGGGTGCCCCTCGCCAATTAACATCATATGGAGGCGTTCCATTTATTAGAGGACATACTTCAGGATTAATGGAAGAACAGTAGTTCTGTATTACTCCTCCTGTTATCTTATAGTTGGGAGGCTGTCGAAAATGATTTTCACCGCCTGATACTACTTGAAAAACCCACTCATTAGGTTGACACGGATAAGTCTCATATTGAACTTCTTCGTAAAAGCAATTTGTGGGTGACGTGCAACGGGTTTTCGCGTTTAAATCATAAGTTTTATAAACATTTCTAATATCTTCATTAGTTTGTTGAACAAAGGCTGTCACTGTTGTCATCTAATCTTTTAGATAGTTATTTTTTTAGAACTACAATCATAATCACAACGACTATGAGAATAAAAAGTCCAATACCTCCAGCCACCACAGTGAGGGCTATCCATTTCTCGTCCCAAAAACTTGGCGACGAAGATGTAGAAGTAGAGGAGGTTGAAAAATTATTTGTTGAAGAAGAGGTTACACTGCTTGAGAAATTACAATCTATATCGGCAAGGAATTCTGCTGAAAAATTTATATCTGTGCTATCTATAAAATTGAAAATAGTAGCACAATAGTCTCCGCAATTTTGAGCGTTGACTTCATCTCTATGAAGTTTCAAAGTGTTGGAATCGTTAGAGCATGGGATATACCAACAGTAATCCGCTTGGTTAACTCTTAATTTAGCGTATTCAGGGTTATTAGTCCTTAATATACACTTACATTCAGAGTTGTTTTGATTTTCCAAACAAAATGTTTCTTTGACAGCATCTGATATTTCCGGTGCTTCATCTTGCCATACTCTACATTCTGCTCCAAGCTCTCCTGCATCAAGGAACATAGAACAAGAAGAAGCACCATTGGTGCAATTATTAGAAGTTCTACCACAGACGGAAGGCAATAAAACTGTATCGTAAGCAATTTGGGCTTCTTTAGGGTCAACAGTGAAACCATTTCCGGGGCAATTAGACGACGGATTAGGACATGATATAATTGCTCCAACGAAATCTGTTAGTTGGATTCTTTTTGTAAAGTCTTCAACTTGATAAATACAATTCCATACTGCTCTCTCTAAAGTGCTTTCTTCTTCAATTATATAAGGTTTAGATATTAATCCAAGTGTCGCAGATGGCCCACAGGTATCTGGGAATGAGTCCGAACAGTGTTCAACAGCGTAATATTCATTATCCTGAGTAATCTTATACAACCAACTGTTTGGTACACGGCAGTAGCAATATAGAGAATTATTCAATCCATCCTCCCAAGTTTCAGTATTCTGTAGTTGAGATGTGTAAATACCATCACTTGTTTTGTCATATGGAAACTGAGTGTTTATTTGTAAATCATTATAATAGCTAAATTGATAACGTTTTACTGAAATTTGCGTCGCCATAATATCTTTTATAAGTAAAAGATATTCTCGTTATTAAAGAAAACAACGACTTAACTCATCCCAAGGAACCTTATCAAGAGGTTCCAGCCCTTTCCACAAACTGTAATATTCTCTGTCCTTCCGAATCATAATTCTTCGATGATACCCCACCATTTCTTCAATCCAAGGAGGAAAATCCACTCTCGTTGAATCCAACCAGATGGGTTTCTCCAAATCACAACAACACTTTCCTCTTGTTTTCCACACGTAATGATGACAAGCAATGTAATGAGCTAAAGCGTCCTCATAGCCCAACCAGAACAAAATGATAGTATGGTAGATATGACCCGTTTTGAGTCTGTTAGGTCGACCCTTTTCGTAAGGAAGAACAACTATCTGATCTTCTTCATCCCAACAGAGTTGTTTCTTTCCTTCAATGCTACTATTCTCAGCAAAATCTTTCAACCATTTCATGACTTGTCTGACAAAACGATATTTAACATCAATACTATCGTTTTTAGATGGAATGGTTATAGAGGCCATTTCTGCCAAATAGTGGAGTAGTTCTATCCTCTCCAAAAGTTGTTTAGCCTCCAAAATTTGCTTCCAACAACGACGTTTGTCAAGGAGCTCGGCACTTCGTTGAAAGTCAACAGACAAAATGAAAGTAATCATGTCTGAAATTGAATAAAAGAAGTAAAAACTATTCAATTCTGTCAAGTCCATAAGAAGATAAAAGATCTATCAAAGAATGATTTCGTTGAAGGAAGGCTAAGTGCATAATTGTTATACCATCTTCTGCGAATTTTTTCATATTTGGAATATTTCTCAAATGGTTGGCAATTTTTTTCTGATGAATAAGAGGTTTTCTTCCAGATTTTCTGTGATACAAGCCTCGTAGTAAGGACCACTTCTTTCGTTATGGAAGTAATAATTAACCAAAGTTGTCCAATCTGTCATTGTCATTAAACCATCTGGAAAATAAAATTCAATTTCAGTCCTTTTTTCTAAACAATCATTCAATTTTACACCTTAAATCCACCAACTCACTATTCAAAAGATAATGACGATTCTTGGACTCAGTGCTTTTCTCAATAAAAAAGTCCAAAACAGATATGTTCAAGTGGATATCTCTACTTTTGAGAATAACACTGTGGCAATAGACGCTTTTCAATTCATTCATTCCTCTATGTCTTTATGTGTGAAAAAAGCCGTGGAACAGTTGGATAATGTCTTTGAAGACAAAGTCAATTTCGATGAAATCAAAAAAGCTTGGTTGCTTAAGACTTTAGAGTATGCTCTGACATGGCTAAACTATAAGATTATACCTGTTTTTGTATTTGATGGTCCTGACCGTCCAGAGGAAAAAGCCGAAACTCAACAAAAACGGAGAGACCTTAAGAAAAAAGCCGCTTCCAGACGCAAAGAAATAGAAGAAGTATATGCTTCTCTCAGTCCTTTGGAAAAGATGGATTCTCTCACTTCTTTAGTTGAAGAATATACGACTGTTTTGGTTCAAAACTGGGCTATTTCCAATGAAAGTGTTTATACCATGAAGGAGTTTATTGATAAATTGGGTCTTCCTTGGCTTCAATCTACAACAGAGGGAGAAAAACTCTGTTGTGCTTTAGCGAGAGAGGGGTATGTTAATCTGGTATCAAGCACTGATGGGGATTGTCTCGTTTACAATTGTCCCATTCTAATAAACAAATTTATCCCTGTTAACACTATTGACCCCAACAACAAAGGAAAATTCAGAACGTTAGTTCCTGTTACCTATCCTTCAAAAATAATGGAAAGTCTTGGACTTACAGAAGAACAATTCATTGATTTTTGTATCATGTGCGGTTGCGATTACAACAAAAATATGCCAAAAGTTGGACCCGCAAACAGTTATACACTTATAAAAGAGTATAAAAGCATAGACAACTTACCCGCTAAATATGACAAAACTATTCTGAAAGTAGAAACTTGTAGAAAACTTCTCACTCATTCCCCTGTCACAGAAACGATTTTTGAAGGGAACTGGTCTATCAGGTTACCCTCTTTGTTTAGTTCTGAAGAATATCTCAGTGGTTTGGGAGTGGAAGAGTATCTATATTATTCCAATCGTCTCAGAGAAGCTTCTTATTTCATCAAAGATTTGACCAATTCGGTTATACCTTGTAAAAATTGAAAATTTTATTCTTCAAGTTGTTTAATTTTGAACCATGCTCAACGGAAAGTTGGTCATTCCCGACGGTGTCCTCACAGATTTCAGAAAGATAATCGACTACATCAAGGAAAATCCGCGCCAAATGGTCAAGGTTGAGATTTCGTTGATAGATGGAGATCGCTATTACATCAATCTTCTCGAAGATTCTGAAACTACGTTGACTTTGGAGTGAGTTTCTGTCGAGAGGCCTGAAGAAGACGTCCTCTTTTTTACGTCGCTGAGAAGAACCTACACTTGTTCGTACAATAAAGATTATTGTACGAACAACCGATTAAATCTTTCATAGTTTGTTCGTTCAACTGACCAATGTTCATGTTGGCACTTTCGTGATTGGATTTGTAATCTTGTTTGTCCAATACATCAGTATCGATAATCCACGGATGAGCAAGATTTACATAGTCGTATCGAATTTTACGAGCCAGAAGCGTAGCTTCAGTAGGAAGAACAGGATGAACGATCACTCTACAAGAGGGTACCGTTCCGGGGTGTTCAATTATATCCTTTAATTCTTTGTAATTGAAGGTTGGATATATTATTTTGTTGATTGGAGCGGTTTGAAGAACAGAGGCCAGAGATTCTACAGCTTTCTTATGATTTTCGAGTTGTCGTGAGAGGGCAAGAAAAACTTTGAAATGGACACTCATTTTATTTCTCAAAACAAGAAATAAAATTTCAAATACGGTCAATTATACGGATGAGAGTATCGGCGTTGAGACTTTGAATGTATTCGGCATAGGAAGCAAAAGTGACGTTTTTTGAGTTGAGGTAACCATAAAGTGGTCCAGGAACCTCCTGTGCGAATTTTACGAAAAAATCTACGACTTTCCGAAGTTTCTCTTCTTCCATTATCACCTTAATTGAACAGACTAATTTATTTAATTTTCAATTTTGGTATAAGTCTAAATTAGTCAAATGCGGATCCTATAACACAGTTAACACCATCAACTTTGTCCTGAAGTGTTGTCAAGCTATCTTCAAGTGTCGTCAAGCTACCTTGAAGTGCCTTCACATCATTTCTCAAAGCTTCAAAATGATGGTTGGAGTCATCTCTCAAAGCTTCAAAATGATGGTTGGAGTCATTTCTCAAAGCTTCAAAATGATGGTTAGTCATTTCTCAGTGCATCAATTGAGATTTTGAGCTCTTGGAACATAGCAACTTCTTCCATTTTTATCTATAGAAAATAAGAAATAAAATTTCAATATTAGTACGTCAGTAGAAAAAACTATAATCAGGAAAACATCTACGAAAAACAACAACAACTCTCCTGTAATCCCCGTTAATCTCTCCAACCAGAAAAACTGTTTTAGCTTCCTTCCCTACTACCGACCACACCCACGCCATCTTCTGAATATGAAAATCAATAGAAGAAGCCCAGTCGACAATACTTGGACTTGAGAATGGAATCGGATGACTGGATGTTTGCTCCAGTATAGAAAACTGGACATCTTCCAAAGTTATAACTTCGTTGTTTTGAGGTTCTTTTCCATTAGGAAGAACTATCATAACAGTATTACACCCTTGACGGGGAATATCTTCGTTGGTAGATATATAACGATTGAATCCGTGAACTTCACCATTGTAAGGGAGTTCATTCCATAAGAAATTCATAACTACAGGTCCTTTGTAATTTGCCCAGAGGTCTTTGGTTAAGAAATTGGACATCTGAGAAGAGAAGGCTTCGAAAACCTTTTCTTCAATTGGATTCATTGAAAGTTGGAAATGAAACAAAAGATTTTCAGTTTTGATAAAATTGAAAATTAAATAAACTCTGTTCAGTTTTATAGATATGACTTCTTACAGATGCACCGTTCTGAACAACACTTTCGTCTGTTCATCTCCAAGTAATCTTAAGACATCAATAGTTGGGACTGTCTCCATGCTTCGGAATGAATACGAGAGTGGAAACCCTTACTGTAAGAAGGCCGTTTCTCTGATTAAAGCTCAGATGCGCACCATGAGACTTGTTCTCCGTGATTTTATAAAGCAGAGTCCTGTTGGTTCTGATGACTACGAAACTTTTCTGGGTTGTCAAATTCTCATCGGCATAATTGAACAAATCATTCTTCAAACTGAGAAAGTCCTTATTCCAAGTAAGGAACCGTGTCTAAACCCGAAACATAACGAACCGTGGTTGAAGTTTTAAATGATTAAATTGATAATCATTTATTTCGTTTTTTAAAACAAAAATGAAAGTGTACAAAATTATAATTATTGGAGACTCTGGTTGTGGAAAAACGAGTTTGATACAGCAATATGTTAATCAGAGATTTTCAGCTAATTATAGTAGCACAATAGGTATAGATTTCTTGTGCAAAGATGTCTTTATAAACAACCAGTGGTATACACTGCAAATTTTTGATACAGCTTCTCAAGAGAGATTCAAATCTTTGGGAAAATCTTTTTTTCGTGGTGCTGATGGAACAGTGTTGGTTTGTAGTGTTACGAATCCCATTTCCGTTGAAAATCTTTTTGTATGGAAGGAAGAGTTCCTCGCTGTTTCCAATCCGGCTAAACCTGAATCTTTTCCTTTCGTTGTCATAGCAAACAAAATAGATTTACATGAAAGTAGACTTGTTTCAACAAGAGTGCTGAATGACTGGTCTTTGAGAAATATGATACCTCTTTACGAAGCCTCAGCCAAAGAGAATTTCAATGTTAATGTAGCTTTCAACGATTTAGTAAGAAGAGCAGTTGGTTATAACGACCTTTGGGATCATCCAGAAGAAAAACTTATTGTGGTTGAAAAAGAGAAAGAAGATGTGAGAAGGTGTGGATGTTAATCATTTAGATCTTACTATCAAGAACATCAACCTTACTTACCAACCCATCAACCACCGTCGTTAAATCGCTTAGTTTTTGAACTACATTCAGAGGTGCAGTGCTATTCTGAAGTGCTGTAAGTTGAGCAGCAAGGGCAGATACTTGAGCAATAGTAGCGTCATTGGTCTGGAGGGCTGCCACCTGAGCGGCAATACTTGTTACGTTGGTGTTCGTGGCCTCGACCGCGTCTGTAACAGTAACTTGTAAAGCCTTGAATGAACCAGCCAGTTCTTGAACAGCTTTGGTCAGAGGAGCCACAAATTCCAGCAGACGTAGATTGGTTGAACTCACACCATAAAAATTGGAAATATTCTGACTTTGAAGAACACTTCGAACGTCTACAGGAATGAAACCAGAGTGAATAGGGTCCGCTTCTGTTTCTGTGGGAAGACGGTAAAATACGGGTTGGAGTTCATTGATAAATCCAAGACCAAGAGTCAAAGGGGCGACATCTTTGATCGTCAAATCGGAAGAAGCAGACATATTTTTATAAGATTTTTAAAAAATTATACATTATTAAAATCATATGGCTGGAAGATTCAATTTTGGAGGAAGCGCTTGTGGTGCCAATAACTTCGGATATTCTGGTTTTAACGGAGCTGCCGCAGCGACAACAGAACGAGAAGTCGGTCGTGTTGTTCTTAACTCAACTGTGACTGGAACTGTTAATACAAATGTCGTCATTTTGAGTCAACCAGCCTCATATACTAATCAACGGCTAATGTGTATAACACAACCTTTTACTTTTGAAAATGTCTCAGTTGTTGCGCCTCCGGGACCGTTTACTATAATAGCTTCCATCCCATCTCCACTTACTATAAGTTCTGTCTTATCTATCAGTGTGTATATCAACGGCACCGAATACCCAGTCCAAAATTCTAATGTAGCTTTTGGAACTGGTTCTCTCAGTGTAACTGTTCTATCAGGAATTCCTTTGGCCGGCTCCGGAACCCTTACCTTGTTCTATACTGCACCGTTTTAAACAACATTTTTTAAAGTTTTTTATTTAAGATAATTTTTAAAGCCTTTAAATAAAAACAATGTCATACGGTTATGGTGGTTTTGGAAACGGCTGCTGCCCACCTCCACCTCGCTGTGGACCTATTTGCCCACAACCTTGCTGCCCTCTGCCACCGTTTCCTTTCCCTCCGTTCCCTCCAGTGCCTCCAGTACCAATTCCAGTAGTCGGAGCTGGTGTCGTCAATGTGTTTCCAGCTTCAAGTGCCACAGTTACAGCTGGAGCCGTTACAGTCCCTCTTGTCAACCCTTCGACACCAACAAGTCTGAAGGCCCTTCTCGAGACTGCTACTCTTACAGGTGTAACTACAGGTGCTCTGACCATCACTCTACCTCTACCCGCTGGTCTTGTTGTTACCACAATTCTCTCGGCGACTGTTTTCGTGGGAAATACTCAACTAGCTATTTCCTCCGTAGTTCTGAATACTAGCACATCCATAGTTATTACTGGAACTCTCGCTTCCGCTCCAAGCACTAACGCGGTTATATCCGTTCTCTATGTGTAAATTTTATTTCTTTTTGAAAAGAAATAAATTAAGCTTTTGGCTTTAATGCTTCAAGCGATCTGTATAATTTCCAATGAGGCATTAGCAGGTGTTGTCGCATATGTTGATTGTAAAATGACAGCTGCAGCAAAATTTAACAACCTCTTTTCTCAAAATCTAAAAAACGATTCATATCCCAATTATTAAATCTCATCAACAAACCATTGTCGATAGAAAATCTAACTTTACTTATTATATCTTCGAAAATAGTTTTCATACCATACCTTCTCGCGTGATCCAAAGCCACATTTATACAACCAAGACCTCTTATGTATTTCACGTTTTCTAAAATTTCGGTATAATCTCCATAATAGAATTTGAATAATGTAGGATATTTAGAGTGTACAACTGGTAAAATTTGTTCATCAACTGGAGCTTTACCTTTGTACAAAGCAATAAGAACTTCTTGGTGAAAAATCGCACACAAATCGATGATATTTTTTCTTGTTCCAAGTATGAATCCAGCACCATTGTGACCTCTGTGAGTATTATAATGAGCAGGGTCTAAAACTTCTTCCTTAGTCCAAGGTTTTAACATGAGCAGACGAACACCTTGTTCTGGAAGTTCTTCAAAAGCTTCCATGGCATATTCTGTTTTGGCGACATGAGCCAACCCAAAATCAAACCACGCAATATGACTGCTATTCCATGGATTTTCTTTGGAGACTTCTTCCAAAAGTTCGAATTTGACCCACATAGTTATTGAATATAAGACTGTATCTTTGACAGAATTGTCAGAAACAGCTCTGCTACATTTGGAAGCTTCTGGTAATTTTTTATAATACTTTCTTTCTTCCAAAGAAGTAGGTCTCAAAACAGTCGAACTCCAAGTTCCAAGCTCGTCTATTATCTTCTTTATAGGTTCTTCCATATGTCTATCACAGTAAATAACTTTATTGATGTTCAACCCCAATAAAAACCTTCCGTGATTCAAATAGTATTCAGCGTTGGGTCTGGTTGAAGATTCTCGACTTGCCAAATCAAAAAAGGCTGAGACCAAGGTTAGAGACATTTTTATTAATTACACAAACTCTTTTATGAATTTTCAGAAAAAAAATTCTTATAGATTCTCAGCCATACATTTAAAAATGGACTTGAAAACTGTTCCAGCTTTCGTGATTTCCAACAACGGAGAAAGAGGTATTCTTCGTAGGAATGAACTTGAACCTTTAAAAAATTATTTTGAAAAACTAACATTCATCATCTCCCCACACACAGAACAGATACCTTACGATTGGCAGTATCAGATCAATTGTCTTAATAAACTCTGCACTATCGGGCATGCTTTGGCTATAAGAGCTGGTATAGCAAATAACGTTTATCCATTTATTGTTTTTGAGGATGATGTTCAATTTTGTCAAACAAATTTTAACAACCTTCTATCTTATCCTGAAGATGCGGATTTAGTTTATCTCGGAACAAGCAACAGAGGAAGCGATTGTAGAAACGCCAACTACTGCTGGGATATGCCCGAAGTATATTACGAGCCTGTGGAGTCTCATCCTCATTTAGTGCGTATACATAACATGTTATCAGCCCATGCTGTGTTATATTGTAATCCAACAGCAGCTGTTAATATGATTTGTTCATTAAGTGAAAGTTTTCACTTAAATAAATTTAATGACGTGTTGATGGCAAACTTACAAACTTTTATGAAAGTTTACACTTTCAGAGATCCTATTTTCTATCAGGGTGGGACTTGGAATACCGATGAAATGAAAGCTTGCACCAAAACCGGATTTCCTGAATGGAAGCCCAATTTGGATATAACAAAATATAAACCTTATAAGATGTTCTTCGCCAGTTTCTTTTCTTCTTGGAATTACGCGATATAATAAACGACTATATTTACATCTGCTATGGTAGCAAATTCACCCGGTGAGTCATTTACGGGGTTCGCTAAAAATGCATTGTTAAAATAACCCGCCACATTTCTTAGATCGATGGGAAAAGCTACTATAAAATCTCCCGATCCTTGATAGGATATGGTAGCACAAGCACATCCAATCCATGTGCCACCTGTTCCTTCTATATTATCTATGAAACAATTATTATAATAAACTGTGTTTTGATAAGTCAAAGTTACACTAATGGGAAGACCTATAGAACCTACATTAATAGGTGTAAAAACATAGGCAGTGTTATAAAAACCTGCTCCAGGAGATACTCCCAGAGGATAAGGAACAACAGAAGCTGTTAGACCATTTAGTGAAAATATAGCATTATAAACTATTTGAGAACCTCCTGCAGGTCCTGTAGGACCCTGTCCACCCGTGGGTCCTGTAACTGTTGATTGACCCGAACCAGCTGGTCCCGTATTTCCAGTATAACCTGTTGATAAATTTCCTGTGGGTCCAGTGGGACCTGTAACTCCTTGAAGACCTTGAAGACCTGTTGGACCTTGAGCTCCTCGTGGTCCTGGAAGGGGAAAAGGAATATATAATATCTCTGTCTCTGAATCCATATTTTAAAAATATGGATTTAAAAGTTTTAAATGTAGTAAATTAATAACTCCACGTCTTCTAATCCAACGGTTGCGGGTTGTGATAGAACTGTTGGTGTGTCCAAAAAAGAATTGTTGAAATAACCAGATAACCCTCTCAAGTCTATTGGAAAATTTATACCAAAATTACCTCCTCCATAATAATTTATAGTTGCAACGGCTGCTCCTTGCCAAGTTATTCTACCAAAACCTCCTTGTACATCTGATTCAAAGCAATTATTGTAAAAAGTGGTTCCTAAATATTGTAAAGCTAAAGCTATTGGAGTTCCGATGGGTTCCTGAATACTCAATGGAAAATAGTAAGAAGTTTTATAAAAACCGGATGAAGTATCAGCCAGATTATAAAAACCGGTCAAACCTTGCAACAGTATATATGCCATCATTATATTACCCGGAACAGAAGGACCTGTGGGACCCACTACATCCGAATCAGGCCCTGTGGGGCCTGTAGAATCTGAATCGGGTCCTGTTGGTCCTGTGGGACCTGTCATGCTCACACCAACAGAATATCCTGTCTGTCCAGCATTTCCAGTATTTCCAATAGGACCTTGATAACCCCACTTTCCAGACATTCCCGTGGGTCCAATAAAAATATAATCCATTTTATTAATAGCGGATTTTTATTTTAAGAAAACCTAACAGATCATAGTTTATCAAATACTTTTCAAGATGTTATAGTTTGATAACACTCCTATCTAAAATGTCTCTGTCTCGAAGATATCAGGTCGTTTCTGTTGATTCGAAAGGAACTATAAATCCTATAATTACAAATACATCACCTACAACTTGGACACCGTGTACATGGGAAGAATATAAAACCAAAGATGGGTTGTGTGTCTTGATGCCTTCTGGAAGAGTAGAAACATTTCAGATGTGGTTGATAGAACCTACTTCGGTTGTTTGTCCTTTCGGTCAAACAGTCTGTGTGAGAATCAACAAGGTAGACACTTCCGTTCCTGTGGAGTTGCTTCTAAAAGATGCTGACGGAATGTGCACTGTCATCTATATGTCTTGGGATATTGAAAAAGATACATGGGTTTGGAAATTACCCGATATTTCTATGAACTATCCTGTGTGGGTAAAAAAGAACTAAACATTGATAAAATTGGAGCTTTTGTTCTAAAACATTGCTTTAAATTATCCTGAGATAACCCAAGAACTGCTAACCTGCCAGTTCTTGTCCAATTTCTATGATCACAGAGAGTTTGCTTATATGCTATTTTCTTATTGTTGTAGTAGCATATAATCTCCCCAAAAATCGATTTCCATCTACACATGGTAACCGATCAATTAATGGTATATTTTACCGACAAAAAGCGACAGTTCTCGTCTGATTCCTCATATAAGTGGACAGAATCAAGAGGATATTCTTTGCCGCGTTTTTGTCTCTGTTCAAGATTACACCATCTTTTTTCCCCGTAAGGGTAAGTAAGCTGTGAACTGAGCGAAAATGCTTTCCTTTCTTCACTTTCAGATTGACAAGTTCTTGGGAAAGGTCGTTGTTATAGATTTTGCTTGTTTTGAATTCATCGACCTCTACTATATCAAATCTCTGACTGAGAATGCGATAAATACCTTTGTTTGGTGAGGGCATACATCCTTTCATTTGCTTGGTCTGATTGTTGGACCAGTTTCCAAGACCAAGAAGGACTTCATCTCGAGAACCAAACTTCTGTTCTATTTCGTTAAGCATAACATCTTGGGATTTCTTCGTATTGATATATCTGCGAAGTCTCATATTCCTGAAACAGAGTTGGTTGTAGAACTCTTTGAGTTTGGGAAGGTTCTGATTTCTGACCTTCAGATATTGAAGAAACTTTTCAGGAGAAGTGGTTCTTCCGGATTCTTTTGAAAGTAAAGTTTCAATTTCTTTGATACCATCTGAAACCCTCATTTTATTGATAACAAGGAGACTTCTCTTGGTATAAGTTTCAGCTCTACGACGACAGTTGCTATAAGAGTAGAATTTGTTTCCATCGGTTATGGTTATTATGGACTTCTTTCCGGGGTCTATCCAATCAAAGTTCTACCTTTATACTTGTTGCATTGCTCTTTGGTCATATCGTTGAGTTGAACTATTTCGTCATCCTCCTTTTTCTGTTTCTTTTCTTCTTTCTTCCTCTTTCCATCCATCTTGTATTTCTGTTTTTCACCAAAAGTTCTGTTGGCGAAATCTTTGCGGATGAAAAGAAGACTGACAGAAACTCCATCAGTCTGGATTTGGTTGAAGAAGACATATCTGTTTGAGTTGAAAATACTCTTGTGTTCCAGTTTAAGAATGGTCCTCCAAACACAAGTTTGGTATTGTTTGATATTGCGTACCATTTTACCAACTTTATATTTGAAGATTTCGTTGTTCTTATCAGAAATAATTTCGATAAGACCAGCGGTATTCAGAGTTATGTTCCTTGGAATAAAATTGTTTCTCTGAGGAATAACTTGGTAAGGCCGTTTTTCCAATTCCTCAATTTTTCTGTTAATCATAAGAGCTGGCAACAGGTATTTTTGAGGATCTTTTTTTACATGATAAGCTACATGTTGATTAACTTTGAAAGGAAAGAGTGTTTTGATTTCATTTTGTAACCACTGGTGATATTTTGGATCTGAATCTTTCACCCGACACATTATAAAATCACTTTTGAGGTCTTTCATTTCCTTATTCAAAGCTTTATATAAGGCTGTTCTTGCCGCTTTTGTCAAAGTTTTGTTATCTTTGATAATTTTACGGGCAGGATTCCGATAGAGTATATTGATGTATTTTCTAACATAATCGATAAAGTGTGTCTTGATATTAGTCTCAATACACCGTATCATTTCCTCCTTGAGTTCCTTCAAAGCGGAGTTGAGGTTCGTTTTACATGGTTTATCAATGTAAAATTTACCAAAATTTTTGTTGTAAAAGTTTCTCAGAGAATTTGGTTTAACCTTTACAGGTCTATCTTTCGTTTTATTTTTCCGTTTCTCAGCAACCAAATCAAAAACTTTTGTAAGAAAAGGTTTATCGATAACAGGGATGGGTTTGTTGTTGATAAACAAATGCCAGATGTAAAAATTGATGAATTGGTAGGAACGAGTTGCAATTTCGTTCATCCAAAGAACGGCATCTTCAATTTTGGGTAAAATCTCAGGTCGTTTCAAAACTTTTTTCAACGGAACTTTGATAGTTTGATAATCGGATTTATATGTGGTAGCCAGTTTGGTTGAAGATTGGATTTATTTAATTTTCAGTTTTTTCAAAAACACTGGAAAATGCTAAAATTGAAAATTTTATTCATCATATTAGGTAATATGATGATGGAGGCTCAAATTCGTCAGCAAAATCCTTCGCTTTTGACTGGAGAATTCCAAGAGCAATACAACCAGACTTCCGATGACATCAAGAAGGTTTGGCTTATTAGAGCTCTCAGAACTTGGAATGGTTGGGAGAAAGTCCTTTCTCAACAAAACTGCCCTTTGACCAAAGAAGATTTGAGTTCTGTTCCATGGGAAATTGTTCTTCCCACTCTCAAAGCCCTCACTATGGAAAATGCCTCCAAAGAGACAGAAGAGATTGAAGATTATGAGAGTTCGGAAGAAGATGAACAACTGCCAGAGGAACCCAAGGAGTCGGAGCTCATTTCAGTCACATCATGGGCTTGTATTCAGTTCGCACTCAAACTATTCCCCAAACAGTCTAAAATCATTGAAAACACAACCAAGAATCTGATCCTCGGACGGCATGCTTCCAAGACTGGCAATCTTTCCAATCAAGTCTTCTTCGGCTGCAAGGAAAAGTGTCCCACTTGTGAGCGCCGCTATCTGTCCTGCTCCTTTGTTCAAGACTTGAAACTGATTTAATTTGTTTGATTAAACAAATTACTTACTCACGAAGACTCCAAATTTCTTCAGGCATTTTTGGATTTTCACCATAGGCGAATAGTTCATAAAGATCTTCATTCTCTCGAATAGCATCAACCACATCATTTCTATTGATTAAAGAGCTATTCCTTGTTCGTTGGTTGAAATTGACAGCCTCGTCTAACCAATCAAGAGTTATAGCTGTCAAAACATTGGAAAGATAATCGGCTTCTTCTCTAGAAATATCATACACAGCGGCAACTGTTTCGGGGTCGATAACCTTGACTCTGAATTTACGAGGAGCAGACACTTTATTGAAAAGGTCTCTCGGTAACTTAACTTTCAATACTTCCTTGATATCTTTGGTTTGATTGTTGTAATAGATATTAAGAATTCCATTGAGAAGTTCAGTCAGTCGAGCTGATATATAAGTAGAAGCCGTTTGACTTAGTTTGCCTTGATCCTTATGTTTCTCTTCAAATACTTTAAGTGGTTCAAAACGTAAAGGAACTCTGGATGAAAGACGATTGCGAGGAACGTATTCTTGTTGTGGTGGCACTGATGGAGTTCTTGAAACTGCATAACCACGGTAATCTTCAGGGAAATACTCAGGGGTGGGGCTTCCCTCTACATTGTATCCTTCATAATCTTCAGGAATGAAACGAGAAGGGCTTCTGCTTTGTGTTGGTGATGTGCGACCATTTATTCGTCGAAGAGTGTTTCGTAGGCCTGAAGCATAATAGTCTGGAGTGGCACCTCGCGGGCTTCCTATATTTTTCATAGGAACATATTTGGAGGGTGGGGAAGCTTTTCGTGCTTTGGCAGCAGCAGCCAAGGTTCCCGGAGATACAGAACGACGAGATACAGGATAATGGACTTTACGTATGGGAGATACAGATTTACGGACAGATGTCTTCTTTGGTGACACTTTTCTGTTCGTATGAGAAACAGCTCTACGGATAGGTGATACCTTTCTGTTTACAGGTGAAACAGATCGACCCGTATAAGGTGAAACAGCTCTACGGATAGATACCTTTCTGGTTCTTAGACGAGGTGAAACAGACCGACGAACAACAGGAGAAAAAACTCTGCTTGGTGTATCCCATTTATCCTCACAACGAGTTGGGGATTGAACAAACGGATTGGTTTCGTTAATATACTCTTCAGCAGCCATTTCTTCTTGCCCTTGATACGGATCATAATAAGAAGCAGGTGTGCTTCGACGAGTAACAACTTCAGGAGTTTCACGACCGTAGGAAAGGAAAGATTGTTCGCGAGAAGATGGTGGATAAGATGTTGGTAGAGGACGGGTTGAAGCTCGAGATAGAGGAACAGTCGAAGCCTGTGATAAGGGCACAGAAGGCGACCGTGAGGGAGCTCTATAATTATTCACACCCAGACGACGGGGTCTCATCACGGGGGAGGGTGAAGGACAGATACATTTGGGACTCAATGAGGCCTTCTTCACGGATTTCTTGACAATCTTCTCAATCTTCGGCTCGAGAGATTTCAAAACTTTTTCGACCGACGCCTTAGTGGAAGACTTCTTGGAAGACTTCTTCGGTGAAGACTTTTTAGAACCCGATTTCTTCTTCGACTTCTTAACAGGACTTAGACCTCTCTTAATACGTTTGGCGATGGGATGAGAGGGAGCATAGGGATTGGCTCTGCCTTTGCTAAGGCGACGACCAATAAGTTTAGTTTCATCAACGCAACATCCCGTTATGGGATTGCGAACCTTACCCACACTGCACTTTTTTTTGCCGGAACAACGGGGCATTCGTTTTATTGTTATAAGAAAGTTTATTTGTAAGAAAAAATTACAAACAATTGTAAGAGTATAAAATCCTTTTTTTCAATAGAAGTGATTCTCCTTCTATTTTGGCTTTCTCGGTCACTCGTTCAAAAAACGATTTTAATTCTTCGCATTTGGTAGGTAAAAGAAACTTTTCTCTTGTTTCCTTTCCAGAGGGTTCAATCCTGACCGCGAACAAACAAGAATTGCCCGAAGAAAAACCTACTGTTGGTGTAGAAGAATCAAAAGAGTGATAATGCTTAACTCTATCAACGAGTTCCCGCGGCAGGGACATTTTATTTGTTCACTTTTACAAATAAAATTCAATCAAAGTATCTTTTTCCATTTATCAGCAGGGTTACCTGTTGGTGCGGAAGGACCTTTTTTAGCTTTTGCCAAGCGTTGTCTTGCGCCTTTCAACTTTGCCAAGGATTCAGCTATTTCAGGACGCCTTTCGACAGTTAACAACTTACCTTCTTCAAAATAAACCTCATTGCGTTTTTTACTTTTAATTTTTATGGGAGCGACGGCATCGTACACGCGGTAGGGGTCTATATTGGGTAGAAGAACGGCTCCACCGTGAGAGGTTTGGGCCGACTCCATATCTATTTTGAATGAAGAGGGATAATAATCTCTGATAGGACTATCATCGTCATCCATAAGAACACGGAGTTCTGGAGGTAGAAGCATTCTGGATTTCAATGGTAGAACTGATACCAACTGATGAGGAAGTAGGAATTGGACTTCTTTTGGGTCATTTTTTGCTTGTTCCATCTCTTTGGGATCTAAAACTTTGGAATAATCTGCCAATTCTTGAATTAGAGGAGCATAGAAAAACGGATAACTGTAAGTGGTGCTGATATGATTTGGACCTTTTGTATAGTAGATAAGTATCCATTGGATGCCAAGCATATAGTTGAAGAGCATACTGTTGAAGTTTTCATCATTCATCTGGAACGCTCCAACCGGCATACCCTCTTCTTCAGCAAGTCGTTGCCAGACGTTAGACTCGGGAAGTTTCTCTGGAGCTCCCAAAATTTTAGAATACCAATCTCGTTTGAACTTTTCCACGTCCAATTTCTTGATATCCACAGTTTCCCCGATATTGTTTTTCTTTTGACCTTTAACAAAAACCGCTTTTTCCATTGTGGGGTTAGGAAACTTGGATTCTCTATTTGCCAGATAGTTCAGAAGATAAGATTCATGTTTAGCCACCTCAACTAAAAACTCCGAAAACCAATCCCAGCGGATTCGGCCTTTTTCATCAGAAAGAGGAGTTTTTCCTTTCTTATATATTTCAAGCATCAAATCCAAACTGTATTTCATATCGTAAAAAGATAAAACAGAGGGTAAGAAGTCATTACCAAGAAGTGTCATCATAATGACAAAATCATTGAGAACTGTGTTGATTCTGGTATAACTTCTTAAGCCTGTTTTGAGAGCTTCGATGTTGACGATATCTGAAATATCTTCTCTCATCAGGTAGATGTTCTTGAGTGGAGACACAAGAGAAAGCATAATCAAATCGGCGTCGAGGCCGTATAAAACATTTACGCCTTCTTCCTCTTTTCCAAAGACTGATTTTGTTTTTGGAACTGTGTTGGAGGGAGGAATAATGCCTTCTCTAAACATCTGGACCGCTTTGTGTTCACCTTCGCCTTGAATGCGATGTGAGGAATATATAACCTTTGGTGGTAAATGTATTTGATTCAACATCAACCATTTTCCCAAATATTCATCTAATCTTATCATAAAATCTGTTCCAGCAGTCAGACAGTTAGAATCAAATACTCTTTTAGTTCCTGAGGACTCCATAGCAGCTCTAAACCGTCTTTGACGTTGCTGTCTTATTTTGGCTGCCGGAGCTTTACCATCAACAGCAATTATAAGAATTTCTTTTGGTTGGACTTGATGAACGATTTCCAAGATTTTTGTTGTGACGGCAATATGGTATTCTTTCTCCAAAACTCTCGCTTCAACCCCTTGAATAGCTTTCAATCTTTCAGGATTTTCTCCCTCTCCATAAGCATATATTTGCTGGGCGCATGAGTGAAGTAGTCCAGGAAGATCAAGGGTTAAGGATCTTACATTAGAGGGTATCCTTTTCAATAGTATATTTGGATATGGAGCGTTTTTTATAAAAGAACCAAAAAATTTGGGAACACCCATCTATATATTTTAATTTGGAGCGATTATTAAGTTTTCAGTTTTCATTTCTCTAAACATAATCTATTCCTATATTATAAAACCTCTTATGTTATCAAAGGCTAAATCCCTCGAATTGAAAGGCAAATACTTTTCAGCTTTTGATGCCTATGAGAAAGTTTTAAAAGAGAATGACATACCCATATATGATAAAATAACAGCTCTAAAACGTCTTGTTTGGACCTCAATGAAATTGGGTAGATACAATTCCGTGGCCGATTATTTAGATTTGTTGATTGATGCCTATGAAGGAAAACCTTTCCATCAATGTTATTTTGGAAGACTTCTTGTTCTTGCTTACCTTCTGAATCATAAAGTCGTTGATGCTTCTGATATCCTAACTGAGTTGGAACTTATCATTTTAGAAAATCCGACTAGTCCGTTTCTCTATCCACTCAAAGAGATAATAAAAATTTGGATCGATGAAACTCTTACAAGAAAAACAAAAATTGCTATCTTAGACAGTCTCCTCAACGATCTCTTATTCAATAAAGATCCTCTTCATTTGTGGATTTTCAGACTTCTAAAAACACGGGTATAAATTTATTTATCTATCTAAAAAGATAGATAATGGATTACGAACGACATCCGAGCTATGGTCAGTTCGTCGGGGTCACCATTGTGGCAATTGTGGCCCTTGTATTGGCAGCTTTTGCCTATGTATATACAGCCATTTTGAAGCAAAAACTTTATGAAGCTTTACCGGCGAATCCTGAAGTAAGTTCTTTATATGAATCTTTGAATAAGGCTTCAGGAGTCCAAGTAACCGATTCACCCATCCCTGAAAGTGTTGTCATCTCTTGGTATCTTCCAGCTTCAGTTGGAACTGTTTTGATTTTATCTGTCAGTCTTTTTAATAAAACTGCAGGAGTCAGATTGGGTTCTTACCCTTTCCTCAGTCAGAAGAACAGACTTTATCTGACTGTTCCCTTGGCTGCTGGAGTTGTGACAGTTGATAACCAAAATAACTATGTCTTGAATCCAAATTGGGAAAGTTTCATTACCTATAAAACGTTGGTGGCTCCCAATCCAAGTTTGGCGAAACCGTTACCAAAGCCTTAAATTGACAGACCAAGGTGTAACCTCTACTCTTTCGTTCATAAGCCATTTTGGAATCTTTCTTCCGGGAAGAAAAGAGGAAGATATTAGTCCATCAATATGGTTCCAAGTATATCTTTTGACTCTCCAAGCGTTTAGTAAATCGCAACTAAAACTGGAACCTTTGGATGATATTTCCGGTCTGTTGGATACAGGTCTGAGATAGATAATAAGATGTTTATAGTCTGAGGAAGTATCTTTTTTCTCAAATTTATCTTTGGTATAAACATACTTCCATTCTATAAAATTGGCATCACAACAATCAACCACGAATACAATCTCTTTTGTTGTGCTCAATTTGGAGGTCATCAAGCTCAATAAAGTTTGAGTGGATAAAGTTTGTTTTTTTGGAAGTAGAAACTCTCCGTTAATCCCATGACCTGTATAGTAGAAGAATACATTGTCATCTTTCAGTCTTCTCTCGATAGTCTCGTTTATAGAAGCAGCGTCTTTACAAACAAAAAGACATTTGTTGATGTTTTCAGATATGAAATGCTCTACTTGTTGATCTACAATAGAATAAATGATGGCTTCTTTCAACAATTCAAACTTTTCATCCTTTGAAATGTCTGTTATAATAGTTATCTCCATGGATTTTTTCTGACAAAATTTATACATACGATATAGATCTACCACTATCCCTGGAATATAAGTGGAAGTTTTGGAGTAAGAAAATCCAAGCAAAAACGCTTGGGTCATTTTATAAATAGCTTATTACTATTTATAAAACTACACGACATCCTCAACTATTTCCAAACTGATTAGTTTGAGACCTTCCGATTTGAAAAGACTTATCAACTCTTTTTCGTCTTCGGTGGCGACATCTTCATCTACAACAATCGTCTCTGTTTTTAGAGGTTCTTCAGTTTCACATGCTTCAAAGAACCCAGTTAGCGTGTTATTTCTGATAGTCACTGAAGCCAAACCAAACTTTGGGTCTTTATAGAACAAGTTTGTTTTGCGAAGATTTTGCGAAGTTTGGAGAAGTTGGGATATTGTGGGAGAATCATAAGTCGCAACCATATAAGTTCTCTTGTATGTAGGCATAGTCATTTTGATAGAAGTTATAATAAAGTTTTCAATTCGTAAATGCTTTATAAAAGGAAGAAATTATAAATTTCATTAGCAATGGAAAGGTGTCTAATATCATAACACCCTTCCAGCCCACAGAAACATTGATGTTTTGAATCCCACTCCCACATATATGAGTTGTCAATAAATTCCTCTCTTTGAATGGCTTCTTCGACGGCTTCATCCCAATCCATTGAAAAATTTATTAGGGCACAATAAAGTTTTCAATTTTCACACAATTGAAAAATCTTTAAATCAAAAACCTTAACAAAACAAAATGGGGTCCAAGTCGGAGGTTGCTTCAATTCTCAATATTCAATCAACCTACGACTGGTCTATCATGGATACCTATCCCGAACACGATTTAGTTTTAGTCCATTATACCTACAACGCCGATATGAACAAATTCGGCCATCTGAAAGGTGTTATAGTTGATACAAAAGAAAAGAAAGTCGTTTGTAAGTCGTTCGGTTATGCTCACACTGTCACTTCCAATCACATCAAAGTTATCAAAGGTTCAGCCAATGGAAAAGTTCCTGACAAGTTTATTTTCAAAGATGATTCTGGATTCCGTATTGAAATGAAAGCTTCCGAGGTTAAAATAACCAAAGGATATGATGGAACTGTTATCCGTGTATTCAAACATCGCGGTCGTATTTTCACTTCTACTCATAAGAAAATCATTCCCGATAAATCTTCATGGGGAAGCTCTCTTCCTTTTTCTGAAATGTATAAAGAACTTCTGGGTCCTACCGAAGAACTGTTTTCCTCCTCCGAAGAATCCTCTCCTTACACCTACATTTTCATGATGGTCCATCCCTCACTACAAATTGCTTCCCGTATGATACTGAATAACTCTCCAAAACTTTTTTATCTTGGTTATGAAGGAGTTGGGACTCCATCCATTTTTCCATCTACTACGCCAGCAGAAGTTCTGACTGTTGAAGAGGCAGAAGATTTCCTTCAAAACGGATACGGTCCTCCTGTAGAAACAACCAATTCCTTCCTAAGTCATGGAGAGTTTGTCATGCTTATAAGCAATCAACGCTGTGTGAAAATTCAGTCAGACGCTTACCGTTGGAGAACAGAGATGCGTGATAGTGATCCAAATATCGAACATCTGGTTTTCCAGCTGGCGGCTCTGAAACCCCGTAATCTTGGAATCAGATCAGAATATTACGAATTCACAAACCGTTATCCACTCCTTTCTTGGCCCGCGAATGAAAACGATGTTTTTATGAAACTACCTTATGAAGTCCCTGTTCTTGTGAAAGATATGGATGTTATCAAAAATTACAACAGTCAAAGGATGGTGGTTCTGGCTTGTCTTCTTTACGCCACTCCACCAGAGAAACAATGGGTAGTTGTACAAGCAGTGAAATCTTATTTCGATTTCCTTATGAAAGCTTATGACTGGATTATAGAACTTTCTGATGAACCAGAAAAAATCAGAGAAATAAAAGATCCAGTTATTCGGAAACGGTTCCGTAATATTATCGCTGTGGCTAAGAAAAATGCATCCCAACATCCCCAAGAGGATCAGAAAGTTCAATTTGAAGCAAATGTAGCCAATTTTATTTCCAAGGAATATGGCGATACTTGCTACCGTATGTTCACATACCATCAAGATAAAGAGTATGAGTTGGTTGAGGAATAATTTTCAAACATTTTTATATATGTTTAAAAAAGATGGAAGAGGAAGTTGATTTATCAAACCGCGGTTTTGTCGAAATACCAGACAATATTTTTTCAAATAGAAGAATCCTTAAACTTGGTGCTTCAAGAAATTATATAACTTTTCTTCCTCCTGAAATTAGGAAGTTGACTAATCTGAGAGAACTCTATATTGTTTCAAATAAATTAACTTCTCTTCCTCCTGAAATTGGGAAGTTGGTTAATTTGGAACAACTCGATGTTTCTTACAATCAATTGACTTCTCTTCCTTCAGACATTGGAAAGTTGGTTAATTTGGAAAAACTTTATGTTTCTTCTAATCAATTGACTTCTCTTCCTTCAGACATTGGAAAGTTGGTTAATTTGGAAATTTTTTGTTTCTGGCAATCAACTGACTTCTCTTCCTTCTGACATTGGGAAGTTGGTTAATTTGAAATAAATTTCTGTTATTGGTAATCAATTGACTTTTCTTCCTCCCGACATTGGGAATTGGTTAATTTGAAACAACTTGTTGTTTCTAACAATCGACTGACTTCCCTTCCTTCCGCCATCTGTGATGGTTTGGTTAATTTGAAAGAACTTTTTGTTTCTAACAATCAACTGACGTCTCTTCCTTCTGAAATTGGGAAGTTGGTTAATTTGGAACAACTCGATGTTCGCGGTAATCCGATAAAAATTCCAGTGAGTCTTCACTATAAACTCAAAAAAGTCCTCATTTTTGATGGCTTTACTGAAATCATTGGTGGAGTTAAGGATCTACACTTTAGCGAAGATGGTCCTTTCGCTCAAGATTTTAGGTTATATGGTAATAAGTATGATAAAACACAAAACGTGTCGGAAAAAGGGAAGGAAGTTTTAAAATCCTACACTTATAAATATGACGCAGCTATAAATTCTTCTCTAAGAAGAAACGAAGCTTCAGAATTCGTATATGAAGCCATAAATTCTATAATTGATGTAGTGAGAAAAGTTTCTCCACTACCACCCGTGTTATTGTATAGAGGTATATCCCCTTTCTGATTTAGGATTCAGTTCAAAGTCTTACATGTTGGAATCTTCTTTTGTTTTCACAAAAAGTAAATGTTGTATTTTAGTTTTGGGATATACTAAACCTTCACAACATTTATTTATGGAGGAATTTAGCAAATTTCCACAAGAGAAAGAACTTTTAACTTTTCCAGGAGAGCAATTTGAGGTCGTTGAACTGGGAGAAGCAGCAAAACCTAACGGAGAAATTATTACAGCTTATTACTGTAAGTATATAGGAAATATCTACAATGGCAATTTTGACATCAAAGTCAACCCAAAAATTGACAAAGATTTTGAAGAGTTTATTGTTCCATCAATGAAACAGATTTCTGAAAACACTGTTCTCTGTATGAGAAAAGATTCGCAGGTTCACAGATTTGGTTATTTTAATGCTGAAGAACCTTCCCTGTATAAAATAAAAGCCTTTTTTAACACAGGATTAGATAAAGTATTCTTGATAACTCTGCCACCTCTCGAGAAAATGTACAGAAGTCTCTATACTGTAAACAGTGGTGGAGTATTATCTCGGAGAGAAGTTAAAATTTCACTGGATGATTTCCTCACAAGTTTAGTTTTAGAAGAAATTGTTGAATGGAGTTTAAAAGGTACATCGCAAGAGATACCTAAACCACAAATCGTTTGGAAGAAAGATAGTTAATTGTTATAGCTTAACAATTAATACAGTTTGAAGAAAATGACTCCATACTTTTCTTGTTCTTCCAATGGATAGAAACTTTCATAGACAGCTTCAGCTTCTTTCAAAGTCTCAACTTTTGGAAGAATTCGGGACCATCCAATGTCAATTAAACCCGTTTTGAAAGTGGGGTATTTTTTTATATCAACAACTGTCTTTACTACGAATCTACTTGGTTCTTCTGAACAGTTGATGACAATTTTTGAACCAATGGTAAACGTATATTTCCCTTTGTTAAGACGGCCTTCCCAAACTTTGGTACCATTGGCTATACATTCATACCACTCAGTCGTAACAGAAAGAACATCCATTGTTTAGTAAAAAGAAATAATAAACTTTTCAAATTTACACCGCAACCAAGTATCTTCTACCTTGGTAAGGGTTGAAATTGTATAAGTCCACACCTTTCATTTGTTCCACCCAATCAAACCCAGCTTCTGTGATATCATCGATATAGTCTTTTTTGAGCAAATTAGCCAAAGTGTTTTCTGTGTAAGGTCCCAGACTTTCAAAGATAATTATATTTGATAAAGCTTCAGCGAGTCTTGAAGCCCACAAAGCTTTCTTGTTATCTATAACTCTGTTCCATTCCCTCATAGTGAATTCTTTCAAAATGGATACAGGTATCAAAGGTGTGGAAGTATTGGTTGGTGCTGAAGCTTCGAGTGTAATGTCATCAGCAGTTTGACCATCGAGGATTCTCCAAAAATACTCATATGTATTCTCAATAGAGTTTCCCGTCAAAAGGTTCAATGTGTTTGTTAAGTAGTATTTAATAATACGAGACATAATACCAATAACAGGAGGTTTCGGTAGAGCATACCCTTTTTCTGTTACTTGACTAACCAACATCCTCTTAATATAGAAGGTAATACTGAAAGTGAAACCGTGATGAAGGAGGAAAGTCTGCAACTCTGTATCCAGATACAAAGGCAAAGTTCCTTTTCTCGGAAACAGGTCGTCCGGAAGCTGTTCTGTTATATTATAGATTGTCAAAATTCTATTACCATAATGATAAACATCATCGGCTATTTCCTTATTCAGTTTGGAACTCGCACGCCAAGCGGGTATATCTTCATTGGAAAGATTCATGAAAATTTTCGAAGCAACTTCTACCATCTTTTTATTATTGAAAATTTATTGTTTAGAGTTTAACAATAAAATGGAACGGCTGAATCAACAAAAAGAGAAAATTCACTATTTCATCGATATTCAGTATATAGTCAATGTTGTATCTCACTTAGAAAACACACGTAACGTTAGAATTGATTTAATGACTGAAGAATACCATGATATCAACCCCAATGATAAGGCTATGGAGAAGGCTTATATGGATGCTCTTGACAGATTTGAAAAGCAATTCCAAGAAGCTGTCAATGAAGTTTATGCGAACAAAGAACAACTGAAGTATTACCTGAAAGATATAAATCACATTGAAAATTTCATTCAAGGCCCAGAAAGTCTGGACGATTTTTATACGTTGGTTGTTGATAATTTCATAAATACAACATCAAAACTTATGACTATTCCTAACCCTGTTTACAAATGTCCTCTTTTCTTCAAATAATTGTTTAGAACTTAAACAATTACATCTCTTCTGGTTCATTCAGACTTATTTCAATCCCTCGTATTTTGGAGACATCGAAATAAGCTTTCAGCCAGTATTCCAATTTTCTCTGATTACCACCATACATTTCATACAAAGTTGGACGGTAAATCTCTCTGTTGAGTATAGTCATGACAAGACGGGTTTCGAAATTTTCCATATCATCGTATTCTTTATCTGTTAGAGAAACTGTAAGAACTTCTTCAATAGTATTACAAGAATGACGAATACTAAAATATTTATAGGAAAGATACAGACATACCAAAAACCTTAACTGACTAACTCTTTGATTTGGTCTCGGCTCTTGATTTTTCACGCGGTACAATATATATCTATCGAAGATATCCATGGCGTGAAAGATGGTTCTCAACTCGATATACTTATTACCGGTTAAAAAGAAAGTTATATTATCTTTCATAATATCACGCTCAGGGGAAGGTTGAACGTGTATCAAGTAGGAGGAAGATAATGTGGATGGTACAGAGTGAACTTCAGCTCTTACTTTCTCAATGATGGGTCTAAATTCTTGAAAATAAGGATGGTCTAAAAGTTGTCCGGCAGTCCATCTATTTTCAGGATAAAATTCCAGCATTTTGGATAGAACATCAGCCACTTCTTCAGTTAAGAATGGAACATACTCTTCTGAACAGTTGGATAGAACTTTATCCCACGTTGTTGAAACACATTTTCGTGTATTTATTTTATGTTCCTTTTTTAGGTCCTCTAATTGCTCTTTGGTCAGAGAATGAGGAACACTTGAAAGTATCGAAGCGAGAGCTTGTGGAGGTTCGTATAGATTATCATTTTTTTCAACTACTACCAACTCGTTTTGGATGAGACAGAATAGCCATGACATACCAAGAGCCCATATATCCACACCTCCATCATAATTTTTCTTACCCATCCAGAGTTCAGGAGCTCTGTATGGACCTACTACTATACTAATAGAACTCGTATCTCCTTTATAAGTTGGCTTACAAAGACCAAAATCAATCAATTTACATGTTTTAGTTTTTTCAAACCAAATGAGATTATTAGGTTTACCGTCTCTGTGAAGAATATTATGAAGATGAAGATACTCATAGGCCAGTAAAGTATGAACGATACAAGCAACTAAATCGTTGAAAGGAAGACGAAGCTGTTCAAGGTCCCCATCGCCTTTTTCAAAGACCATAAAAATGGGGTCTCGTTTCTTCTTCGACGAAGTGTTTCTGTGCTTGGAACCGGATGGAAGTTTTCTGGGAGCGTTGAATACTACGTCGTTAAGATTTACTATATATGGATGTCGGAGTCTGTGAAACAACTCCATCTCTCTCCAAGAGCCAATGAAATCTAAAGTCTTCTCTACGTAGTTTATTTTCTCTACTTCTTCCTTACCATTTTGCCTGTCAACCTCATGGACATATCCATAAGATCCAGAAGCTATGGTGTCCTTCCATTCATCAGGTTTTTTCTTGAGGAGTGGCATATATACTTTTAAACTTATATTAAGGAAACATTTAATATAAGTTTCAATTTTATTTGAAATTTCTTAAAGCAAGTTTTGTTTAAATTAAAATGTCCTTAACTTTAGTTTCGGCTTTCTTCGATTTAGCAAGTGTTCATAAATTTCCTTTTGAGTTTTCTTTATGTCTATCCAAATTCTATCAACGAGGTCTCTCTCAAAAGTTTTTCTGTATGATTCTAAAACGATTTTAGCCTCTTCTTCGAACTCGTAGTTATTAGTTTGACCCTCTTCATGAAGTTCAAAGGCTGTATGAAGAACGGCTTCTTTGTGAATAAGCTGATGTAATTGGTTCATTATTATCTTTGAATAAGATAATAAAACTTTCAATTTTTTTACTTTGACGAAGTGCGTTTCCGAACAGGACGACCTTTGTAATCTTTCAGATAAGCTTGACAAGATGGCCAACGTTCTTCAACACCCAATTCACGGGCACGATGGCAAGCACAACCATAAACTCCTTCTGGGTCAGCAGCATTCTTACGACGAGCCAGACTTCTCCAAATATCATCAGTAGTATCAACTGGATAACTACGGGTTCCACTTCCTCCCGCTCGTCCGCAGAAGTAATGTTTATTTGGATGTTTATCTCCCGACCGACTATACGTTCTTGTTGGTGGGGACTTGCTATTGAAGCTCTTCCGACGACGAGTCATTGAAGGAACGATTTCATTTTCGTCTTCAAACCAATCTTCATCCTCAAACCAGACATCATCATCACGGGAAGTCATAGAAAGTTCAGATGTGCCACGGCGATTCCATGGCCAATTCCAATTCCAACCAATATTACGTTCAGGGGCAAGTTCCTCTCGTTGTAGTTCTTCCATTTGTTCTCGTCGGTTTGGAGGTGTCGGTGTCGGCATCAATGGATTGTTGAGAACCCGATGTAGGCGTGGTGGGCTTCTGGGGGGTGGAGGAGCAGCAGTGCGAACAGGAACTCGACGAGTCTCTGGACATTCACATGGAGGGCATCCACGGGGGACTTCTCGAGTTATAGGACCATTATATTCCACATCAGCACCAGCACGACGCATACCTCTGAATGCTGGGGGTTCCTCTTCAAAAGTTACATTTCGTCGAGCACGAGGAAGTTCTTCTGGTTCCTCATACAAACCCATCTGTCTGGCCGTCGGGACTGGACGACGAGTTAGTGGGACATCTGTGCGTGGTCGGATTGGTTCTGTCTGACCAAAAAGACCTCGTGGGCGGGCCGGAGTGGGTGTAGGACGAGGAGCCACACGAACAGGGGATTGACGACTTGGAGGGGCTGGCATCCGTCGGGTTTCAGGGCGGGGTTCTAACCGAACGGGGGATTGACGTGGAACTTGACGTGGGGGACCTCGAACATCAGCAGGACCTGGAATACGAACAGGAGAATTACGTGAAATTGTTGTTAGACGAGTTGGTGATTGTCTCCGAGGAGCCTCCTGTAGAACAGGTTCCTCTTCTTCTGTACACGAGCAATTTAGTCTTCGTCTGGTCGTCATTTTAAGTAATTGCAAAAATTATTTAAAATTTCAAAAGAATGCCTACCGCTCAAGGTTCCGATGAACATGGAAAATTTTACCAGTGGGGATCCCACGGTCATAAATACTATTTTGATCCAAAAAGTTCGAAGAGTAAAGAGGCAGCAAAGGAAGCCGCTGACAGACAAGGCAGAGCTGCTTATGCTAACGGTTATAGAGGGTAATTCGTGTGAAAGAAATTTTCTTTTGTTTATACTTTAAAACATGGACGGGTTTGCTCTGGCTCTATTGGTTCTTATCTTCCTGATGAGTATTCCAACATTGGCTCTTGTTGCTGTCATTTACTCCCGTCTTTTCACACAGTCCCCTATTGCCCCTCTGTTGGGAGCTCCACGAGGTTTAAATGCTGCTTCAGCGACAGCCTCCACAGTTGCTAAACCCAAAGAGCTTGTGACAGATCCAACAGAAACTACGGAAATTGTCGAAATCATCCCTCCGGAATATAGTGGTGATAATGTCGTTAATAGTGTAGATAGCCCTTCAGCTGCTAATCAGTTTTTTGATGAAGAAGATAAATCCATCCAAACCTTTTTCAATCAAACCATGAATTTCTCAGGAGCTTATATGACTTCCCTTCTTGGTGGAAATGGAGTCGGTCTTGTCTCAGGACCTCTCACCGCTCCCCAAGACAATTATCTCTGGAGTTATGATGGAAATTACATAACCAACTCTTCATCTAAAACTTGTCTTTCAGTTCAATCCGATGGCACAGTTCAACTCGGTCAATGCGGAGTTGGTCGTTGGGTATGGCGTCAAGATGTCAATACCAACAACCCGTCTGTTGGAACTTTCACTTATTGGGCCTCTTCTGATGCCACACCACAACAACTCGTATCGGATAATGGCACGTTGACAGCTGTTCAAGTTCCAAATCCTGATGCTCTGGTGACCGTTGGTTGAACCTGAAATTGAAAATTTTATTCTTTAGGAAAAGAATAAAAGAGATGGCCGAGGTGATGACTAAGCTTTCTATAGATATCAAAAATCACAAGTTCATAGTGACAAAGCTGAAGGAGATTGCCAAGGAATATGGTGTAGCTGTTGGTAGCAAGGATAAGAAAGATGTAATCGAGGATAAGTTAATTCAATTTTTTGACGACCCATTAGCTGTGGAGGAGTATATAAACCAAGCTCCACAAGCAAAAAAGAAAAAGAGTGTTGTCAAGAAACCTGTTGTTGAAGAAGAAAATCCTTCTCCCAAGAAGAAAAAGGCAAGCACTGTTAAGAAACAACCTGTTGTTGAAGAGAACCCTCATATTACTAAAATCCGAGAACTTCTTGGTTCTAATCCAACCCCAGCCGGTCCATCAGAAGAACAAAAGACCCGTTGGGTTCAACTTCAAAATGAAGTGAGGGCTGCTAAGAAAGAAGTTACACTTCCCAATGATATCATACAGCAGGTTGAGAAATATATGAAAGACGTGAAAACTCCACGCAGACCATCTGTCAGGATCCGATTCGAAGAAGAAACAACTCCAGTAAAAAAGAAAAATCCTTCACCGAAAAAGACTCCTGTCAAAATAAAAGCGGAACCGGCCACTCCCATCAATCAACAAATCAGCTACAAAAAGGGAATTATGAAAAGGGTTCAAACTTTTCTTGATAGGGAAACTCTCTGGTTGGCCTTTTCAGGAGTGGCAACCAAAACGAAATCTGATACCTCTTCTGGGAAAGATGTTATGAGAACACTTGAAACAGAAGATGTTGCTAATTTCATACAAAACGAAGTTTATAAGAGAGTAGATTTCATCTTTGATAACAGAGAACTCATAGCTCCACTTCTCAAATACATTGAAGGAGCAGTCGAGGATGAAAACGGTTTTGTGGAACCTGAAGATATGATGTTTGACGGAGATGCCGTTTCGACAAAGTTCCGTAAAAAACTTCTCCTTCCAGGACACGAAAGTCTGAGTAGAGACGAGTACACTAATGCTCAACTCCGTATGTATGGGATGTTAAGAGGTCTGAGAAAGTAATCGAAAAATTTTATTTGTTATAATAAAATTATGCCTGCTCCAGATAAGAGTAAGAAACAGGTTCTTGAGAATGGCATGTATGAGGTTCAACAGAAAGAGAAAGAAGAAATTAAAACTTCTTCGAAAGGAACTAAAAGAACTTGTGCTTGTGGGAAATGAAAATTTAATAAACTTTTTATTAAATTTAAATTATGAATCTCATTGAAGAACTTTGTGTCAAAGAGACGAAAATCATCCAGAAAGAACCCACTGTAGTTTACAACACACCTTTTGGATTTTCTTTTTATTCGTTGAATCACAATATGTATTTTTTCAACTACGAAGGTGGTTCATGGATAATCTCACAAAAGGATCTTATCACTGTTCTCTCTCAGCTGAAACAAAAGCCAGAAAAATTCAGAACAAAACCAGAATCCATTCTCGTTCTTGAATCAAAGACTGGCCTAAAAGCTTTTCGACATGGTATCTTTTTCGGATGTTGGCAGCTTCTAAAAGATGAACAGTGGTCTGCTATTAACAATCCTTTTGGTCTGTCCGGACCCTACACGAACAATGAGGACAACTTCGAGGTTTGGTTTATGGATAATGAACAAGAACCTCGAAGTTACCAAACTCTTCAAGAAGTTCTGGATGGACTGAAAGAATTCAAATTAATTTGAACAATTTAATTTTGTTTTGACCTAACAAAATTATGTCCGATAACAAAGTGGTTCAAATACTGTTGGAGTATGCCCGAAAAGCTTCAGACCCTACCACAGTTATAACCAATATAATATCTGCCAACTCGAAAGAAAAGCTTTATCTTTCTGGAGTGGTTCCAATAACAAAAAAGGCTTTGGACAAACTGAAGATTAAAAACATTCTCAACGTGGGAGCTCCACAACCTCTTTCAGAAAGTGATCTAAAATCATACAACTATCTTCTTATCAAGGCTAACGATGTGCCAGAAGAGCAATTAAGTGATAAATTCGAACAGGCTTTTGAGTTCCTTCAAAATTGTAAAGGACCAACACTGGTTCATTGTTATGCGGGTAGATCGAGGTCTGTCACCGTAGTTCTGGCCTATCTTATCAAATATCACAATATGCTTTTGTCAGACGCTCTTCATCATGTAGCTTCTCTAAGACCTGGAGTCTTTCCAAATATTGGTTTCATAAATCAATTGGAAAATTTCGCTGCGAAGGAAGGCGCTAATGATCTACTGTGGTAGTAGACACAGACCAAACATTTTTGTCTTCTGGATACCCCAGAGGATTACTCATGCATGGAATTCCATTAGTGTATTTACGAGAAGCAGTATGGGTATGTCCACAAATCCACAATTTCAGAGGTGGTTTGAAAAGATACTCCATTGGAGAAGCATAACCATCGTTATATGGAGAATTACCATACTTGGGATCCACCATTTTAACCGTTGGCAAATGATGAGTTACCATAATATCTGTTTCAGCAGCAACAGACTCTATCCACTGTTTATGGTCTTGGTGAATTTCAACCACGTCTGAATAAGTCAGAAGGCTGTGTTTATTTCTAACGTAAGCAAATGTTGTTGGACTAATATCAGTCCAAAGAGTACAACCTGATATAACAGTTCCTGAGGGATGTCGCCATGAATGCTTTTGTAGAAAAATGGTATTTGTTTCCCATGAAAGAGACTCCAGTTTTTCTTCTACATCTGTCTCTGTTCTGTCTTGATAAAATTCGTGGTTACCCGCTATGAATAACACATACTTATATTGCTCTTTACATTTGTTTAGAAGATCCAAATAATGGTCTGAAAACGGGTTTCCTAAATCTCCAGCCAAAATGATTGTGTCCGAGTCATCGTTATCAAAACAGTTCAAAATATCTTTTTGTTGTGAAACGGTGTAATGATCCAAATGTAGATCAGAAGCCACTGCCAATTTCATTTTATTATTAAAAGTAATAATAAAACTTTCAGATTTACTCTTCGTCTTCAATATTCATCAGCTTGAAAATAAAGTCGTCAAAATTGATCTTCAGAGAATGGCAGATGTTCTCCAGATCTTCGTTGATTTCGATGATATCGTCTTCCTCTTGGTCTTCACCATTTGTGAGACTATAACCGAGGATATCCAAGAACTTCTTCCGGTCTTCTGTGGAGGCATTCTCATAATCCTCAAAAGCTTTAAGAAGGCGTGTGTTCTCTTCTGGAGTGATTTTACCGTCCTTGAGGTAAAGAGCGAAGCAAGTGGCAGACATTTTGTATTAGCTAATGATTTTATTTAAGATTTCAATTTTCTAATCCAACTAAAAATCGAATGGCTCCCCATCACTATGGAAATATCGTGAAGGTTATTAATGATTTTCATAAGACATTCCCAAGTCAGCATCTTTCACTTGCCTCGGTTCCTTCTGATAAGACCGTCACCAAACTCAAAGCAGGAAAAATAAGCGATAGTCGTCTTGTTTCCACAGACTTTAATTATATTGTCCCCAAAAGAAAGGGTCTTGGAAAGATTTACGGAAAGAAGAAACAAATCGGCGTCAAAACTCCAGACCTCATATCACAAATTAGGACCAAATACGCTTTTCTCTTGAAGGAAGAAGGCGATGGTTATATTATTGATCTAACCGATCTAAACAAGATCAAACGTCGCAAAAGATATCTTCCCATTGGTTGTACCATTCATGTGGATAAGGATTTAACCACAGCAACTGTTTCTGACGTCGATGGCTCCGTAAGCCCTGATACTTGGGAACAAGTGGCTCAAACAGCTTTAAGCGTTTTTACTGTTATTTACAACATTGTTGTTTTGATATGTAATGCCATTCTCAACCCATCTTCCATAGCCACCAAATCTCTCCCAGACGGAACAACCAAGAAAAATCTGTTCCCATTCCACATAGGTTCTTCTCAGTTCTTGGAAAAAGTAGATAAGTTTTTGATTGGAGAAGGTAATCTCCTTTATCATATTACAGGGTTTGAGACAGAATCTCTCAATGAATATCTTCGCAATTCTGCCAAATCTTTCAACCATAAACTGCCAGTGGTGGCTTCTATGCCTGATATAGAAGAAGACCAACCTTTGCCAAAAGGTTTAGCCGGTCTTCCTTTGATTATCATCGGTCAAAAATACTGGGCTGCCATACAGGCATGGGTAGTCGATTCTATTGAAAATAAGGCTGCTCTGGATACAAAAGAACTAAAAGGATTTATAGCTCAGGTTGGTCTTCCTGAAGAATGGACCCAAACAGAAGCCGTCACTTACATTCTGTGGAATATAACCTTTACTTTTGGCGTCTCCAAACAGGCTGTGGATGACCTGAAACAGTTTGGAACCTATCTAACTGATGCGGGACATTTCCTTCACGAAGGTGTTGTGGATGTTATTGATGCTCTGGCTGCTCTTTTGGCTTTCACAAGCACAAAACTCACCTCTGCTTCTGAACTAACCACTTCTCCAGCGTTGAGTCGGAAGATGATTTCTGTTAGTCAGTATATAACAAACAAATACCCTGAATACAGTTATCTGAAACCAAGCAATGTTTCGATGACGATTGTTTGAAATTTGAAAAATTTATAATAACTAATAAATTTTTCCAAATGAATCCACCGGTTGATGAATCAGCGATAAATTACGCTCCCTATACAGAAAGAAGTGATTCAATCGAAACAGTTCAAGGTGAGAATACTTCTGGTTCCTCTCTGACAGCTTCTATTATGCTTTCCGGTATAACAGACACCAAAACAGACGAAGTTCGTAAATCCAGAAAAAGATGGTCTTGGTTCCACTACATAATCTGGATTATCCCTACAGTTTGGTCTTCCATCATCTATTTTATCCAACTAATTTATGGTGGAGTCAACATCCCTTTGAGTGAAAATTACCTCACTTATAGCGTGTCGGTATATAACTTTGTTTCTGGATTTATTGGTCTGAGTCTCATAACTTTGAAGTGTATTGATAACTGGGCTTATATTAAACCGGCTTCTTGGCTCACAGAAAAAGATTTGGAAGAATCAGAAAACAGCTGTTGTTATGATTGGTCAATGTTTTTTGCTGTTTCTTTACTCGATATCTTCTTATTTGTTTGGACAATTCTTGGAAGTCTGTGGACTATGACGCTTTATGGAAGCGAGCTCATTTATGATCCTGCTTTCATGGTCTTCAGTATCGTAAATATCGTCCTACAATACTCTAAATATGGAATCATAATGTTCTCACTTAAAGTTCTGTTCTCTTGGAAAAGTCTTCAACTACTTAAATACGTTCGACTTGTTTGATTTATGTTTTATTAAAAACATAAAATGAATCTGAAACACTGGATAAAATTTATTTATCCGTTGATAATTATCAAAGTGGTTGAAAATTTTCACATAAAAAAGTCCAGATAGACCTTAACGTCATTTTTGCGAAAGTGACTGTATAACGATCGCCGAATCCTGAATTTTCCAGCGTCCGTCAAATAAGCGTCTACTGTGAGATTTCGCATCTTCAATCTCAAAATTAAACAAAGTAAATTATTTAATTTTCAAATTTCCTTAAACTTTCGTCTCTTCTATCTAAAATGGTAGCAGATTATTACAAAATTTTGGAAGTTTCAAAAGAAGCTTCCGTAGATGAAATAAGAAAAAACTATAAACGTCTTTCAATGCTCCATCATCCGGATAAGCATAGTTCTTCTGACGAGAAGACAAAGAAAGCAGCCGAAGAGAAATTCAAGGAAGTTTCTGAAGCCTATCAAATCCTTTCTGACCCCGAGAAACGAAATCAATACGACCACGGAACTTTAACAAAACAAAATATTACTATGAAAGTAGAGGTTTCTGTGTTAGTTTCAGATCTTCTTAATGGAAAAGAAATTACCAAAACAATCCAGAGACCCGTTCACTGTGAGGCCTGTAATGGTTTTGGAACCAAAGATAAGAACCCTCACATTTGTAAAAATTGCAATGGTCAGAGATTTGTAGTTCAGGCAATACAATTGGCTCCTGGTTTTGTTCAACAAGTTCAACAACCTTGTGGTTTTTGCCGCGGAACTGGCAGAGAAATTAATAGACCCATCTGCATGACATGTCAAGGACAAGGAAAAATTCTGAAACCTGAAGATGTTACTTTTTATTTACCTGCTGGCCTTCCGCAAGGATTTCCTCAGAATCAAAAAGTAGTTGTCAAAGATGAAATTGCTTTCATTATTAATGTGGAAGACCCAAACTATACTCTAATTTTACCAGTGGTCGATAATTGCTGCCATGTTCAATATAATACAACTATAAATCTGGTCCAAATGTGTGGGGGGGTTCATGTTCCTATTAAGTTTTTGGATGGAAGTATTGTCAATATTTCTGGAAATGTTCTACATCCAGACATAATTAGAGCTTTTGAGGGTCAAGGACTGTCATTAGAAAATTCACCTCTGAGGGGACATCTGCTTGTCAAGTTCAATTTGAAATTGCCAGACTCTCTAACCGTAGATCAACAGAACAAAATGAGGTGGATATTCCCCAACGATATTCCAAAAGAAAAGGTCGCCACAACCCCATGGGAATCTCTTCCAATTGTGAGAGGCCACGAAAAGCCGAGACCCAACCAACCTCAGGGAGGAGGAAATATATTTGAAAATATTCAGTGTGCAAATCAATGATTTGAAATTTTTATTTGATTCTTTTCAAATAAAAACATATGGACACTCTGCTCTCTACTTTGAAGACTACCATTATTAATTTTGGTATGCCAATACCTGAGTTGATACAATCTTTCAAGGACCACATCTACGGAAACGATGCTCATATGAAAAACTGCTCTTTTATGTATGAAATCGTTTGTGCTTCTGAAAAATCTGAAACTACCAGCAAAGAGATCCAACTCTGGTGTCACGTTTCTACCCAGAACCGCGACAAAATCTGTTTTCCAAAAGAAGATGTTGGTATTGATTTACTAAGCACGGATATGACCTACTGTGGGCAAGTGAAACACTACAAGAAAGGCTCATATGTGAAAGTGGAAGATGTCAAACAATCAACTCTATGCTTTCTTTTGATGAAGGAACACAACCCAGATAATCCTCCAGACACACTGGAATTCATAACTCCTTCTGAAGTGAAACTGTCGAAAGGTAAATTACCTCTACCAAAAGGTATAAATCATATTACTTTTGATATAGAGGTTGTAGAAAAATGGATTAAACGAGCGGAAAATTACCAACTACCTGAAACAATTAAATCTGAGAAATTTACTTTGAGACGTGCACAATCAGAGGCTCTTGAAGTCGTCAAAGATAAGATGTCAAGAAACGAAACGGTTCGTATTGAGATGATTTGTGGTTCTGGCAAAACGGATATGATTTGTTATCTGCTGAAACACATAAAAACTGAGTGTAAAGTTCTCATTTTGGTTCCAAGATTAATTCTGCTCGAACAGTGGAGTGAAGTTTTGAAATCTTGGGATTTAAAACACAGCTGCTGTGGCACGGGTAGTAGGGTTGATTTAACTTCCAGAATAATCGTTTGTGTCTATAACAGTTTCGACAAAGTTAAAGAGGGTAAATACGATTATTTTGTTATTGATGAATCCCATCATATGGAGAGAATCAAGAAAATCGTTGTGGAGGAGATTGAGGACGATGATGAGATTGAAGAGGAAATTGAGGAGGAAGAGGAAATTGAGGAGGAAGAGGAAATTGAGGAGGATGAAGAGGAGGAACCAAAAACATTTGATATTGAAAACAGGACTTACATCGACAAGATACAAGAGGCTACGAAAACAACACCTTCTATTTGTATGAGTGCCACAATGAGAACCACTCCCAATTACAGATACACTTTGGAAGATGGGATTAAAGACAAGGTTTTGTGTGATTACCAGTTCATAGTTCTTGGATTTTCCACCAAAGAATATCAAAATGCTTTAATTTGTTACATTGAGATGCACCCAGAGCATTCTCATGTTCTGGCTTACGCAAATAGTATTGAAAGTGCTGTTTCCTTCACCAAAAAACTCAATGAAAAAGGAATCAAAGCCGTTTCTCTTTCATGTAATGAATCAAAGTCCAAAAGAAACGAAATTATGGAATCTTTCAAATCAGGAGAATCGAGAGTTCTGGTATCTGTGAATACTTTGGGTGAAGGAGTGAATATACCTATCGCCAACACTTGCCTTTTTATTGAACCACGTTCGAGTCAATTCTCCATTATACAGGCAAGTATGAGAGTTATGAGAACTTCTGTTGATAAAAATCTATGTTATATTATTCTTCCCTGTGTAGATGAAGTCAAAGAAACCAACAAATTCGTTGGCGCTTTCATCAACAGAGATAATCGTCTCAAAGATATAATTGTAAATAGAAAAGATTCTCACAGATTGGTTGTTGAAGAAGGTGATAAAGACTTCAAAATAAAAGATGCTGATTTCATGTGGGAGAGAATTTACAACAGTTTTGATACTTTCATGGAAAAATATTGGGTTTTGAAAGAATTTTACGAACAATTTGGAAGATTTCCAAAACAAAGAGAAAGTTTCAACGGTTATAATATCGGACCGTGGTTGTCTAATCTAAAACAGAGGAAAAATGAATTGAAAGCAGAACAAGTCCAATTGTTGGATGGTGTCGATCCCAGTTGGAAAGATGCGAAGATGAAGATTTTATCTTTTGAAGAAAATTTTGCTTTGTTGAAAGAATTTCATGAAAAAGAATCTCGCCTTCCAACACAAAAAGAAAGTTTCAACGGTTATAATATCGGAACGTGGTTGTCTAGTCTAAAACAGAGGAAAAATGAATTGAAAGCAGAACAAGTCCAATTGTTAGATGGTATCGATCCCAGTTGGAAAGATGCAAAGATTTTATCTTTTGAAGAAAATTTTGCTTTGTTGAAAGAATTTCATGAAAAAGAATCTCGCCTTCCAACACAAAAAGAAAGTTTCAACGGTTATAATATCGGACGGTGGTTGGCTAGTCTAAAACAGAGGAAAAATGAATTGAAAGCAGAACGAATCCAATTGTTAGATGGTGTCGATCCCAGTTGGAAAGATGCTAAAAAGAAGATTTTATCTTTTGAAGAAAATTTTGCTTTGTTGAAAGAATTTCATGAAAAAGAATCTCGCCTTCCAACACAAAAAGAAAGTTTCAACG